CATTCCGCCAAAGTGGGATGAAACAAAGTATACTATTGATAATTTTACAGGTGTTACATATAGGTATTATAAAGATTTACAAGATATGGAACCAATCAAAACAATAAGAGAACAATTAAATTTTCCATATCTTGATTACACAACTACTCAATTATTAAAATTTCCGCCTCATAATGGTCCAACCATACATAGAGATACAGAACGCCATACTGCAATACTTTTTCCAATTTATACAAACGAAAAATACGAACCAATTAAATTTTATCATGACGATACTTCAGAATGGTTTGAAGTAGATTATCATGACCAAGTTATTGTGTTTGATGCAAAAGTTTTACATGCTGTAGCAAACAAAAAAGATAATAGGTTTAGTTTACAGTTTGATTTTAAAGAACCCTATGCAGAAGTGTATAAAAAATATTGCGAAGGAGAATTCTTTGCTTAACGTTTTTGGAGTACAACTTGCATCGAACTATCATGTTACCTTACCTGTCAGTTTAGGTACACTATGGGCTTATTTGTCTACAGTAAAAGATGTGTATAAACATCTTAATCTTACAGGCTGGGCTGTATATCATGCACCTGATAGTAGCGTATTAGATTTATTACCAGATGTTGACAAAAATGGTGAACCAGATGTTGTGCTTGTAAGTTTGTATATGTGGAATAGGAACAGGTCAATAAAACTTACAAAGGCAATAAAAGAAAAGTATCCTAATGTAAAAATTATTGTAGGTGGTAACGAAGTGCCACAAGACCCTGAACGCTTTGAGAAGTTTGTAGCAGATAATCCTCAGTTTGATTATTATGTAAACAGCGAAGGAGAAGTTGCATTAGAAATGATGCTAAGAGAAATCCTTAAAGAAAAAAACATTTACAAATCAGATTACTACAATGATTGTTTTCATAAAACTAAAAATGGAAAAGTAATAAGTAAACAAAGCACAAGAAGATATTTAAATCACAAAGCAGAACTAGATTATCCAAGTGCTTGTGCTATGGGCATATTTGATGATCTAATTAAGTCCTTTCCTAAAGACATACAAATACAAGGTGTTTTAGAAACAAATAGAGGTTGCCCTTATACTTGTACTTTTTGTGATTGGGGGCTAGAAGAAAAATTAAGACGTTTTAGTATGAAACGCATCAAAGATGAAATAGATTGGTATGTGGGCAATGTTCATGAAATAATGCTTTCAGATGCTAACTTTGGAATTTTACATAGAGATTTAGATATTGCAAAATATCTAGTCAAAGCAAAACTAAAACACCCTAATCCTAAACTGCATACCACAGCAATTACGTATGCAAAAAATAATAAAGAACGTGTTTTACGAATTGCTGAAATATTAGAAAAGTTTGATTTCAGTAGAAGCGGTGCAACATTTAGTTTACAAAGTTTGCATACACCTACATTAGAAGCAATACGCAGAGATAATCTAAGTATTACCAAAGATTTTGAATGGATTGCTAGAAATTTTATTGCTAAAGGTATTCCTTACTACCACGAAATGATTATGGGAATGCCATTAGAAACTAAAGAAAGTTTTCTAAGTGGAATTAGTAAATTACTTCAATTTAATCCTCTAGAAGTAAATGTATATAAACTTGCATGGCTAGAAAACAGTGAAATAAGTTTAGCAAAGCACGAAGATATTTACAAACTAGAATGGGACGAATTTGAACAAGGCCCTAGTCCATATGCAGATGAAAAAGAATACGCATATATTATTGGTAGTACTAGTACAATTTCACGTAGTGATATGAAATACATTAGAGATATTAGAGACTTAATCCAAATACTTTGGCTCGGCAGAACTATATTTTACATTGGCAGATACATGCAAAATGAATATAATATTGAAGCATGTGATATGATTGAAAAAATTGTTGATTGGTTTAATACAAAAGGTGACAAAGAATTTTTTGATACACTTATGGCAAGCAAAGAAGACCTAAGAGATGAAAAATATAATGTGCCATTATGGTTTCCATTTCAAAAAGACAAATACAAATTCCATAGATATGCAAATGCATGGTTGTATATACACGGCACAAAAGAAAGAAAAAATCATTTTTACAATCAAATAACACAATTTTTTCTCGATACATATAAACAAGTAGATAAAGATGTATTATTAGATCTAATACATTTTAATAAGAATATTATGATTGATGGCGAACAAAAAGATTTTATTACTAGTTTCAAAACAAAATACAGCTGGATTGATTATTTTACAAATCATGATTTAGAAAAATTAGAAACAACATACAATGCAAAAATCGAAGTTGCAGGAAATACTAAAGTTTCTAAAGGTTCAGTAGATAGAGATATTTTTGTTTATTATATTGCTGGCGGACATGAATTTATGTTTAACAAACAGAACGCATTTTATTATCCTGAAGGTACATATACAAATCAAAATGGCAGTCACGATTACATAAGTAGAATAGGAACATTCTATCCTGCAAATACATATTTTGAAAGTGCTGAAGATATTATAGATAGTATTATGGAAGAAGATGATATTGACATCAAAGATTATAAAACAAATGCTACACTAAAAATCTTAAAGAACATTAACCAAGAAAATAATCCGTTCAAAGTTTCTGCTTGAATTCTGTAACACCTAATCCTATTTTATTTTGATTATCAAATCTAGGATCGTTCCATTCTTTTTTTATCTCTTTAGGAAAAGGTATAGTAGTATATTCTAAATTTTCTATATTGCTATAATAATCATTGTTAGGTTGCCATGGGGATCCAATACAGACTGTTAATTTTATATCATTGCCTGTGTTTGTCATACCGTGAGGATGTGAACCATTTATTACATATGCATCTGTTTGCGGCTCGTAGTAATGTTTGTTACTGTTTTCGTCAAAGAAATATAGTGTGCTTTCTTTTTTACCTTTGACTACCCATCTAAATTTGTGTTGCATACCGCCAACTTCATCTGGTGCACTGTCAACATGATCATTTAACATTTCTCCAGGTTTTGTTTTTATCACTGTAACATTTCCTACACCACCAATATATGGAAAAATGTAATCTCTTAATGCTGTAACACATGCAGAATCTTCTGCTAAATTTGGATTAAAACTAAATTGTTCAAACCAACCCACATCCGGTCTAGCATTATATAAACTGCACATCCATGCTCCGTGAAACTTAATCCAATACCAATCATCTTCAGGCAAAGATAATATTTCGTCAGCAACTTGTTCTTTGTTAGGAATATTTAGATTTACAAGATCCATGTATGTGATTATTCTGTCCATTCATACTCCTTGCCACAATTTACTCTGTATAATAATCTATTAGGATTGTCTGTGGGCGGACGTCTATGTTGTGTAAACAAACTTTCAGTAATAAAAAGATCTCCTTCGTCCCATGTATGTTTATATATAGGAACCTTTCTAAACTGTGCTTGCAACATTTCAAAAAGGTATGTGTTGTGATTTGTTCCTCTGATTTCTGTACAAAATAAATGTGGAAAAAATAATCCTTCTTTACCTGTAGGATCTTTTATTACAAGTTTCTTCCAGTTAGTATGTGGTTTTATTAAATCTTCTAAATCGTTTTGAAAGACATCATGATTGAAATAAAAATTTCCTTCTGCGTTTCTAAGTCTTTTTTTATCTTGTTCTGAAAGTCTATCCCATACCATGTTATTACTTAGATACTCCTGAGTGCCGTTATCTAAATTTTCTATGCCTTGAAACATTATGAAGGGTGCTAATTTTTTGTTTACACAATTATCACTGTGCCATCCTACTTCGCCCGATTTACCCATACGTCCTTTAGGTGAACCATCTTCATACTTTTGTCCTGTAATTTGGCCTACATAATTACATTCAGGATGGTCTACAGGACTAGCATCTGCAACATTGCCTAGTTTATGTGCAATGTCATTTATTGTAGACCAGTGTGTGTCTAACTTTTTAAGTACAACAAAGCCATTTTCCCAAATTAAACTTTCTAAATCTAGCCAAGGATTATCTATTTCGTATTCTTCTATTTGTAGTCCAAAAGGCTCTAATTTTTTCAATTTCATTGTTTATTCTCTACTGTTGTTACAAGATGTATTCTTTGTTCAAAACTACCATTAAATGCAGTATGTGGTTGTGTTGTATCAACCCAATACAATGTTCCTTCGGGCATATGTACAGTTTTATTATCCCATACCATCATGCAACGTTCGTTAGTAATAATAGGTATGTGTAATCTATATGTACTATCTTGATGCCATGTTAAACATGTTTTAGGCTCCATTAGTAGTAGTCTTGTTCTACCAATAGTGAATTTATTTTGAAGATCTACAAGTAAATCGTATAGGTATGTGCCTTTGAGGTCAGGCACAATTTTATTAAAATCCTTTTCTGCTACTTTGTTTTTGCGAGGGGGAGGATTTCCTTCACCATCCCAATTTTCATAATCCCAATCTAAACTGCCTACTGCATCTAGATATTTGTTTTTAGATTTTTCGTTAGCATACGTTACACCTAATTGTGTTTTAAATACATGAGAAAATAAATCTCTATTTTCAAAAAGTAAAACTGTTTCAGTTTTAAGTCGTTCTATATCAATTTTGTAATTTATAATTTGCTTGTACATTATTGTGGGACTACTGTTATTTCTTTTATAGAGTGGGGTTGTTGTAATACCCAGTCAACTATTCCTACTGCATATTCTAAAGACATTTTTTTAACTTCCTTGTCTTTTTGACTTTCAGTATCAATGTGTCCAAAATTTATACACGTAGTTTTAATTCCATCTGAAAACAATTGATGGTTTGCTTCTCTTAGTGCTTTCTTTTCAACTGCATATTTAAAATTAAAAGTATAATCACTTGCATGTGATCCTATGTTTATTATTTGTTTGCCTAACTCTGCCGCTTGGTACAAAAGTTCTACTTGATTAAATCCATCATGTTTACAATTAATAAAAATATCACAATCTTCTAATTTATTGACAGTGCCATATTTGTCCAGTAATGCTTTTCCTAATCCTCTTCTAGTGCCTGTTATAAAATACTTCATGTATATTCTCCAGCAAAACGCAAACTTAAACCTATTTTGTGATCAGTAATCATACTACCAGTGCAATGTATAAATTTACTATCAAAAATAATAATATCGCCTGGAGCAAAGTCTATAGCATGTCCTGTACAACCATAAAACATTTTTTCGTCTCTATATTCGTGTTGTAAGTAATCATTATAAAACTTTTGATCAATAGGATTATTTGTTAAACCTTTCACGTCTTTATCCTCACTAATATAAGTTGTGCTTGTGTTAGTTTCAAACTCTTTGCTTATTTTTATATCACCCATATATGTTCTAGGTGTATATTCTGTAACATATTGATCAAAAATAATAAATTTTTGTGGGCCTTGCACATATAAAGGCACGAGAACATTTACACAAGGATAACCGCCATGTGTGTCAACATGTGGAAAGTAAGGAAAGGTATGTTTGTAAATGTTATCGCCAAGATTAAGAGAAGTATCTACGTGTGGCGAAATAATACTATCTAAATTTTTTACAGTATCGAATGACCAAGGTTGGTTAAGTTTTTCCCAACCATTGTCTTGTTGTTGAATTAGGTGTCTATATTCATTATAAAAATCAAGAATAGATTCAATATGCTCGTGTGATAGAACATTTTTTAGAATTTTGTACTGCATACAAGTACTTATCGTACAGTATAATCAACAAATTACTTTATGAAAGTAGTTTCTATTTCTTGCTTGGCTTTTGTAGGAAAAACAAAGTCTGACTTATGATGAACACGTCTATTCTTATCAACATTTTTGAATCCTACACCCATAAGTAATTTAATAGGATTTTTTGCACCAATAGTTTCTGCAATATCGTTTTCATTAAAACATGCACAACACCCTGTACCGTAACCTAGCATACTAGCAGTTAAATTTACGTAACCTGCCGCAATACCTATAGCCATAAACCTATCTCTAGCTAAAACATCTTTTTGTTTTTGAGTGATTTCATCATTGTCATGTGCAAGCAATTCGTCATTCCTAAACACTGTATCAGTGGTATGTCTATCAATGTAATCTTCTTCTTCAAATGCAATCAATAAATTTGCAAGAGTTTGACTATTTGTTTCACTACCGCCTGTTTCGTAGTTTGTAAATCCTGCTGTTTTATCGTGAACTGATTCGATTACGTCTCTATTTGTGATAAAATGAACTTTGTAAAATGCAACATTTTGTTTGCTAGGACACTGCGTTGCCGCATGTACTATTAAATCTAAATCTTCTTGTGGAATTTCTTTGTTAAGATCCCAGTTACGTTGGCAGTGTTGACTTCTAATAACTGCTTTTTTGATTTCGGTGTGTTCCATGTAATACCTCCCCTGTAAAGTATTTATCGCTTTACTTTTGGGATCTTACTATCTGCTGAACTTACACAACTTTTTGTTATACACGTTTTTGGTTCTTTAAATAGGTTAAAACCTGTTTCGATGTTGCCAAGAGGTGCATCGTGGCAAGAATAACTCCTTTTTACCGAACCGTCAGGCTCGCGTATTATTATTCCGCTGTAACCGGCGTTACACCGCCATCCTTCAAAATTGTTGAAATTAAAGGCATTAAAGCGTTCTGCTTGGTCCATATACCACTTCTTGCCTTTAGAGTCTTTTAACTCTACTTGCATGTGCCATGGCACACTAGCATCGTTCTTACCTTCTACTCCTTTAGGAATTTGGAATGTGGGCTTGGGCCTTTCTTCCCACTGCCTTTTGCTTTCTGTGTAGGCTCGCTGTGGCATTCCGTTCCAGAGTCTTTCGAGTTGTTCTTTTGTGTATCCTTCAACGACTCGTGATGCAGTTGGATCAGACTGGGGTTTGAGAGTAACGTTAATGCCTCTGGTATGGAAGTATAAGGCATTCCTCCAGTCTCGTTCAAACCATTCTGGAACCATAACCATATTGATCGTAACTTGGACATCATGTTCTTGACATAGGATGAGTTTATTTGCAAACTCTTCCATCCTTTCAGTTGTATTTACATGTTCTGTATGTAAACTAGCAGTTATGCTGGCTCTATGAAATGGCTTTGCATACTCTACATACTCTTCAAACCATTTCATAGGTCTGCTACAGTTGCTTGTCATGTGTATGCTTGTATAGTTTGTATTTGGCACATCATCTGCCAAATGCTTTAGTATGTCCAAGTATCCAGGATGGAAAGTAGGCTCTCCTCCCGACAAGGAGAAGTGGAAACTGTTAAAACCGTTGTCTCTGGCTTGACGTTTAATTTCATCCACTGTAAGCAAGCAGAGCTCGGTAGGACGGTGGTCTTTACGATCACTTCTTGCGTAAGGCCAGCAGTAGGAACATCTGTAGTTGCAGAACCTTCCAAGTAGCCATGATACAGTAAAAAGATCACGATAAAGCAAAGTCCGTTGACCCACACTAACAATGTCGTCAAAGGGAATTTTTGTAAAATCGTAATTACTCCATTTTAAATCTTCAGTCATGTTGTTATAATAACACCTTGTACTAGATTAGTCAACCATAAGTGGCTGTATATCTCTTGTTTTTTCATAAAAAATTTGTTTAGCGTCTTTAATATCTTTTGCTTTAGGACTACACATACCACATCCGCAATAAAATTTAGGGCATTTTATTACAGGAAAATTTCCTGTATCAAACTGTTTTTGGAATTTAGATATAATACTATCAAAATTATCAGCATTACCTATAGGTCCTATTTCTCCATCTAAATTTACTTTACAAGTTTGATGAAAATATACTTGATTGGTTTCACTATTGATGTATAAGAAGTCCCAATTAACCATACAATGCCAACCATTAAAGTTGTTATTAGAAACATATTTTTGTTTTTTCCATATATCATTATTTTTTACATTCAAACACTTTCCGTTACAACATGGTCTTCCTATAGTCTGTGATGATGTTTTTTTAGTAGCCATTGCCATAACGCTATTAGGCAAAACACTCCAATCTTTGTTAAAATATCTTAATTGCTCCGGAGTATATTCATGAGCATGACCTTTCTCAACATCTTGCTTGTTAGAACTATCACCAATTGGTCTAGCAATCGATTTAATGCCCAATGTTTTACAAAGTTTCACAACATTTTTACATTCGTCAAAATAGTCTTTATGAAACATTACATTAACAGTCACAGTAAAATTATTATCAACCATTGTTTGTAAGTTATCTAGTACAAGTTCCTTTTCTTTTATACTTGCTTCTGGATGGTAACTTATTGTTGCACTATGTAAATTTTGAATAATTTTCACACATTTGTCTTCAGAGTAGCAACCATTAGTTGTAACATTTGTTTTAAGGAAAGGATAGGTTGTTTTACAATATTCAATAAAATCAAAAAATCCAGGATGTACAGTAGGTTCACCTCCTGTAAAATTTAAATCCACAACTTTATGTTGGCTTCTAAATCTATTTAATAGATAGGTATACTGGACTACTCCATCTAATGTTTTTTTTAAAGATTCAAAATTTATAATAGGACTAGTTTTATTGCTACGGTGAGGACCACAATAACTACAAGCATATGTGCATCTTCTACCTAAGTCCCATACAACATGAAATCTTTCGTTTGCTGTATGATTGATTGCGGATAACATTATACAATAATTTTTTCGTATTCCGCTTTTGGATATGATTCTTTGTAATTTTTATTATTAAAAATTCTATGGTCATCTAATAAAGGATACCCTACGCCAAACATTACGGATAAGTCATCCTTTTCTACGCCCCAGCCTGATGTCCATTCATCTGGAATAATATCATGCCATATGCATCCACAAAATCCAGACCTCATACCTTTCATATTTGCGGCAATACCAATTGCACTTGCCGCCAAGCCAATTTCTAAATTTTTATCTATTCTCCATTGCTTAGGTGTAGGATCAGTTCCTCTTTCTCTATTGCGTCTGCGTTCACTAGTGCGTTCATTTTGATTAACAAAAAATAAAAAAAGTAGATTAGCATCAGTTTGGGGATTTTGAAATATACCTTTGTCCATTAAGGCTTTTGTTTCAACACCTACATTTCTAATTGTATCATCAGAATTACGTGCTACACTAGCCCATTTACGTACTTCATCTCTGTCTTTTATACAAACAATTTTAAAACTATTTAAATTTTGCTTTGTAGGAACATTGTATCCTGCTTCTAATAAAAAATCAATTGTTTCGTTATCTATTACTTTAGAATAATCCCAATTACGTTGACAATGTTGAAAGTTTTCAATGATTCCTAAATATTCTTCATTATTCATTTATTAACTCCTCTAGTGTTCCTTCAAATTGAATAAGCAGTCCCATTTTCCAAGGTCCAATAAGTTTTCCTGTACTGTGAATATTATTACTATTAAAAACAACCATGTTACCAGGAATAAAATCATATGCTGTTCCTGTTAAGCCATAAAATAATTCAGGAGTATGATTGTTGAATTCAAGATATTCATTGTAAAAATTTTCATCAATGGGTTTGTCTAAACAACCATATACCCTTTCATCTTCATACGGAGTCATTGGAATCTTATGATTACGATCAAAGTCTCCATGTTTTTTTATATCTTTGCGCTTTCCATACCATGTTTGTCCAAATCCATTATCAGTATATTGGTCAAATACAATAAGTTGTTGCTTAGGCTCCTCAACTTCTAAATGGATAGGTATAGTAACATTCATAAGTTGCCAAGGTTCGTCACTGTCAACATGCAAACTATACAAATTGGTATGTTTGTAAATATTGCCGCCTTGTCCTTTGTTTGTTTTAAAATATTTGCTTAGAATTGGATTTAAAACTTCATGTAAGTGTGACCACGGACTATTAATTTTGATCACATCTGGATTGTTAGGCTTGTGTACATGTAAATCAGGATTATTGTCAAAAAATTCTTTTATATACTTGCATACATCTAACGGAATACTATTTTCAAAACAAGTATGTCTCATTTACCACCTATAAGTTACAATATTATCTAATGTAGGACGCTTGTGATGATGTTCTATATAAACATCTTTTGTTGTATTTGTTCTTGGATCTAAAAAAGTTTTTGCATCACTTTTATATCCTACACCCATCATTAATTCTACAGGATTATCTATTCCTAATTCATTTGCCAAGTCTTGCTTATTCATAATACATTGACAAAATCCTGTAGAAAGTCCTGCGTTTTCAAACGCCATCATAAGCATCATGCTTACAATTCCCATTTCCATAAAAATAATTCGCTGATCTGTAAATCCCCATACATCATTTGCTTTTGACATATTATTTGTATCAACAGTCCTACGACTAAACACAAGCAAATGAGGAGCAAGTGTTTGAGGATTTCCATAATCATCCTCTACAGTTGCATCTTCATCTCTATGAGTATATTCAAATATTCTATTTCTTAATTGTTGATTTGAATTATCAAATACATCAATTTTATATGGCATTCTTTTTTGTTTGCTAGGAACTTTTGACAAGACATTGTTTATTATATCTACTATTTTTTTATTACTAGGAACTTCTTCTGTCCAAGTAAAATTTGTTTTTCTGTTGTCTAGTAGTGTGTTAAATTCCATATCCATTCCCCTCCAGATAAGCAACTAGCTCAGGATTATAATCCTTTATTCTAGTGTTGTAAAATCCATCAAGTTTTTTAGTTGTATATAAAAACTCCAACCAATGCTTCTCATTGTACTTACCGCTTTTTACAAATGTATTTACAAGTTTTGACGCGGTGGTATTATTGCTATTTTTTTCTAATATCCAATCTACATAAGACTGTGGTGCGTATAATAAAGATAGATACCTAGGATATCTAACAAAATCTACACTCACATGATATTTGTTTTCTTCAATGAGAAAATTCAAACTATCTGACAGTTTATTTGCTGTTAGTAAACTTACTGCACAATGAAAACTAACATGTATATTATCTAATATTTTTTCATATGTTTTTGCATTATTATATGTTTGCTTGTAATCACTTCCATAGCGTTGATAATCATTTGCTTTATCATAAGCATCTAAACTTACATTTATATAAAGCATTTCATATTTGTTAAGTTTGTCTATTATTTTTTTGTTGGGTATTGTTGTTCCGTTAGTGGCTATTTCTAATTTAATTTTACTAGGGTCGGCTCTTTTTTCTATGTAATCTAAAAATTTAATAAAGTTAGGTGAAATAAAAGGCTCCCCTCCTAATAATTTTATGTAAACTAAATTAGATAAATCTACACTATCAAATTTATCAAAACTTGGTTCTAATTTTTTAAAAACATCTTCTTCTAAAAATTTATCTCTAAGTTGTAGTTTACTACTAAACTTGCTATCACACATTTTACATTGTAGATTACAAATGTTATCTAAACTCATTTCTATATATCTAACACTGTCAAATTCGTTTGTGTAATTATCTTTCAAATAAGATGAAAATCTCCAATTCAAAAATCTTCTCAAACTTGCTCTATCAGTCAGTTCGTTGTTTTGTTCTTGTACAAAACATTTAGTGCATTCAGGACGCTTTACACCATCTAACATATCTTGGCGTAGATTTTTTAGATAGTCATTGTTCATTTCAGATATACCGTTTGCTTTTAATGCATCTAAATTTACATTTACAGGATCATCTTTTGCTTGATATCTGCAACAAGGCTTTAGGCTTTCATCTGGACGAACACATAGGTGTATCCATGGTAACATACAAAATGTATCACTGTTTTTGTAATCTTTTTTACTCATTATCTATCAACGTCTATACTTGCAAAACCAATAATACTACGTTTGTATTCTGTGCTTGTATCTGGAAGCATTTTGTCTTTTATAAACCAACTACTGCTATGCCACCTACGTGTATCAAAAACCATTGCTGTGCCAACTTTCCATTTGTATGCACTATGAAAATTTAAATCTGCATACTCTTTATAATATTCTGTACCAGATGGATTATATTTTAAAACTTCTTCATCGTATAGATAATCTGTTCTATAATTGTATACTTCGTCGTTGTCTTGATAACGCATTTCACCTTTTCTAAATTTTAACTTGCGAGGACTTTCTGCAATCTTGTTATAATTAACAGTGTAAGGTTGTTTGCAATTCCATTCCAAAGGTATTATAATTCCCATTACAACATAACAATCGTGTGTTATATAATCTTTATTAGGCTTCCAACTATTTGGAAAACTTAAATAATCTGTATGTAGTCCTGCAGGCTCTCCACTGTGGAAATATTCCCAAGTCCAATCATAATCTAATTCAAAAGTTTTGTTCCAATAATCTACAAGATATTTTTTTGTGTGTTTGCTTACATTATTAAATCTGTTAAAGTCGTTGCGTCCACTAACTTTTGCATCTTTACTATCGTATGTTGCACGGGCTTCTGGCAAATACTGCAAAGGATCAAAGTCTAATTTGTAAGAACCATATGTAGGTCTATGATTTTCATAATCTTCTAGTTTTATAAATCCTTGTTCCATTTACTTTCTTTCTTCTCTCTCAATTTTGTTTAATCCTTTGTCTGTTCCTCGTTCGTCAAATATTCCTTCTATTAAAAAACGCAAAGGTGTTCGCACACCAAATTGATGTTTACCGTTTTTGTCTTTTAACCAACCAACATGTATACTGTCTGTTTCTTCAAGATTAAAATCTGCACACACCTTTGAATATAGATCTCCATAATTTGCCCACCAATAGTCTGTGCCAAAATGTTTCATTGCTTCTACACCCAACCACATATCACTTACATTAGCATAAGCGAAATCATTCATAATAGCAATAGGCCCATTTACTCTTTCTTTTGTATATCTTATTCCAATACGCTGACTTCCCATTCCTAGTGCTTTACTTAAACTTACACTAACACTCTGTACAGCAGGATGTGTAACATCAAATTCAAAATTACGACACTGACCAAACCATGCGCCGTCAATATGCACAGGTATATCTCCCATATGACAGTAATCTAAAAGTTTATCAAACTCATTGTGATAATTGGTTGTGATACAACTAGGATAACTTGCTATAAAAACATCGCCCCTTCCTAAATCACTATAGTGTGTGATTTCTTTTACTGTAAAATCAGTTAAACGTCTATGATACTTGTATTCCCCTTTATAAACAGCTATATTACGACCGTGTAGCTGGTGTAACTCATCTAGTTGATGTGTAGTGCCTAAGATTGCATCTCTGCGTGTAAAGGTCTCTAAACCTGCATAGTGTACATGTTTATGCGACATAATCCATTCATCTATTGTTTTTAAAAATGTTTCTGTGTATGCATGAGGATCTTTAGGATATGTATTCATATCTAGATTTTGTCTAAATTTTGTAAACTTACTTAGGTACATAGGACGCTGTCTGCGTGTACCAAGCATTTCAAATGTTATATCTTCATACTTCATATTCATCTAACCAAGGCCAAAGTTTTTTCCAGTTTGTTCCTCTACGTGCATCAATTTCATTGAGAGTAACTTTTAATTGTTTAATTTTTTTATTATCCTGTTTTTGATTGTTTACTTTAGACCAAAATCCCTGTAGCCATTTAATTGTAGTAGGATTATTATGGTTTTTAATTGATTGTTCAAATTGTTTATCAAAAAACCCTGTAGGAAATACACCTACATCCATACCAGGTCTACCACTGGCAAAACTTATACTATGTTTTATAGGTCTAAAGTTGTGCCATTCTGCAACTTTTGCACATAAATCAGGTAATGTGTCCATAGTCAAACTAATTATAGTTCCATGAATTTCTATTGTAATGCTAGGATATTCATGTAATATAGTTTCAAAATTTTCTTCCCATTGTTTTAAATTCAAGCCTGTTCTTATATATTCTTGTTGAGGTCCCCAACAATCAAAACTACACACAAGTTGAAAATCTTTAATATGTTTGCGTTTTTGTAAATCTACTACTTTGTCTAATAATTTACGCATTCTCTTATTTTCGACTTTAAGATTAGAAAAAATAATAAATCTTGTATCAGGACAAGGGTTATTAAAAAAGAAATCAATATTTTGTTCAAACTCAGGCTGAAAAAACGGTTCGCCGCCTAATATTCTATACTCGGCAATATATTTTGCATGTTCTTCCATCCATTTCCAATGAGCCTTTAACATTTCTGGATATTGTTTTCTACTTCTTTCCATTTCTGCTAATTCGGCCGGATCTCTCAAACCAAATTTCTTTTCTTCAGCTTCCCATACTGTACTATATTCGCCGCTACAATATATACAATTTAAATTACATAAATTATTAAAATATACTTCAACCATACGTGGCGTCAATCTTACTTTTCTAGGATCTTTGTCCATCTCTACAGGTGCAAGATAATCATCTTGTTGTAGATCAGTTCTATCACTCATACCTCCTGCAAGTTCAATATCTCTACAGTACTCACACCCGTCTCCAGGCCATTTGCCTGCTTGCATTAATCTTCTATGTTTTATTTTTGTTGGTGTATTATGAAAATCAGAATAATTAGCTGGACTTATTGTATCAGATTTTACTCTATGACAACTGTTTGTACTACCTTCCATTAATCGTATAGTGCTCCATGTCCATTTGTACAAACACACAGGATCTTTTAATCCATATTTTTTTAAAAAGTCACCCATTATATAATCCTATCAAACCCATACCATCTTTCTAAACAAAAAAAGCAATTTCCGCAATGAACAGGAATTTTATTTTGTCCTAACTTCCAAGGAGGAGATTCACAACTGAATGTGTAAGGATACAACAATTCCATCATATTATAGCGTCTATATGCTTCTGCTACTCTTTTTTTATCATGGTTTACAAAAACTAAACCAGAAGAATCAAAACTCTTTGGTAATTTAATAGCCATATCTCTACTTATATCTCTAGTGGCTATTGCTTCATATGCTAACCTTTTATCAAAATTACATCTAACAATGTTATGATCAACAAGTTTTTTTAATTGATCAGCAGGCGGGTTTATAGTTAATCCACTATACATTCTTGTGATAGGATATCTTGTGTACGCTACTTTTACTAGTGCGTCTTGTCCATTGACATAATTTGTTTCACTGTGCCTGACAGACCTTGTTATATGATCTATAGGTGCTTTTCCAGTCAAATTTCTTACTATTCTTATAATTCTTTTAGCACTAGCTATGTACTGATTTTTAAAATTAGTGTCTAAGGTTACAACAACAATTTTTACATCGTCACGATCCTTAAACTTGTCACATACTGCATAGTATACAATAGAACTGTCAGCGCCTCCACTAAGTTTTATTAATACATATTGCTCACCTTGTGGCAAGTCTTGAATTAAGTTCATGCTACACTCCACTTTTCAACAACTGCATCTAGTTTACAAGGACATGCTTCGTAATTACACAGAATAGGATCATCAGGCAGTGTGTACCCTGTAAACAAATTACCAATACTGCCGCCAACATTTTTTGTACAACGTTTCATATTTCCATTTGGTTCAATCATTAATCTTTTTATACCTGCTGTACACATATAACCTTTAAACTTGTGCAGTCCTTGATCAAGAACTGTCATAAATTTTTTCTTTTCTCCGTTAAAATGTAAATTTCGTGGTATTTCCCAATCAATACCAAAAGGTTTCATTTTACTGTAATAACTGTTTTGTATCCATTCTCGCTGTTCATCTGTATATTCAAAGTAACTGTGGCCATGAATACTAGTTCTAGTAAATTTAGGAGTAATTTCTACATTAAGATCTTTAAGGCGTTCGTACAACTTAACTGCACGATCATAGTTGTCTGGAACGACCATTAGTGGAATACTTACACTTGCCTTGTGTTGCATAATCTTTGCTACTTCATAAAAATGATCGTCATTCATTTCTTCATAATGCCAACTTAAAAATACAAAAGCTCTGTGTGTTCTAAATTGTTCCCAATAACGCAAAGTTCTGCTTGCATTGGTACTAAACTCTACAAACACTCTATCATCACTTATTGTATCAACAAAATCTTGAAACTGCGGCCATACAGTTGGTTCGCCGCCTAGCACTTCGATGTATAGATATTTGTTACGTTGTTTTAATTTTTCGATTAATTTTAGATATGGTGTCCAATCTTTAGGCCAGCGACTTGTTCCGTCTCTATGATAATCACTGCAATAACTACAATTAAAATTGCAAACATTGTGTACAAACATTGTTACTATGCAACAATCTAAATTTTCACTTGTTATGTGCATCAAATAAATCCTTGTATTGCGGAACAATATCTAAAATATTTTGATTACGTACTTCGTCAAGTTTTTTAGTTTGATCTACAAAATGTTCTAACCATTCTTCAGAATAGTCTTCACTCATCATAAATTTCTCTACGCCGCCTAGCACTTTAAGCCAGTTATTTTTTACTTTGTCAGAAAAATCCGTAGTTTGTATCCAATCGTTATACTCTGCATAATGCTCAGAAACTTTTTGTTTTAACTCTGGTGGTAGAACTTTAATATTAAAATATTTAGGACTATGACACATGTGATGTGTAAGTATAGGCCTCATGCCGTCAATAGGATTAAATTTTGTAAGTCCGCTTTCAGTAAGTTTCCATTTCATAAATTCTGCCATATGAAAAACATTGTAAGGTGTAACTGTAAAAGCAAACCATGCTTTTAAATTTATCTTATCATTGTTTTGCAGTGTCATCATGTTTTTATATACTGCATCAAACTTAGCAGGTGTTCTTTGATAATTAAACACATCTCCAATTCCGTCAATACTTACACCTATACGAATTTGTTTGAACTGTTCCCATAAATGTACTAACCTGTCAGGAACCATTGTAAGATTACTGTTGTATTCAAGTTGAATCTTTTTACTTTTACCACTTGCTACTAAACGTTCTAAACTTTCTTGATGCTCTTCAATTATAAGAGGTTCGCCTCCTACAATATATAATTTTTTTGCATTAGGAGCATACTGTTCAAAGTTTGACCAATATCTATTGTTATTTTGAAACCAATCATATTGATCTGTGAACCATCTACCTTTTTTATTTTTTTGTAATTTAATACGTTCGTGTGTATCTTTGTATTCTGTCTTGCCTGTAACTTTAACAAAGTCATCATACCATTGATGGCTATCAGTAGGTCCGCACATACGACATTTTAAATTACAAAAATTTCCATAACGTATATCAATAAATTCTACTGGTAATTTTTTAGCATCAATAGTTCCATCTTCTTTTGTGTGCGGCAATACTTTTTCTAAACTAATATCACCAAACCATTTGCCCCAGTCATCATTTTCATATTCGCGTCTACTACGGATGCCATTTTTTTCCTCTTGTCTACAACGTTCACATTCTGGATGCCATTCACCTTTCATCATAGATTGCCGAACTTCTTTTAATATTTCTGCGTTACGTGCTTCGTCCCAATCATCTTTACCTGCATTATAAGGAGTACCATCTTTTTTCTTCATGATACCACGTTGAGGACTGTAGCTATTGGTATTACAACAAATACGCAAATCACCGTTATTACGCATATTAATACTGTTCCACGGAAGTGGGCAAAATGTACAATTACTCATTATACGTCCTTAAAAATATCTTTCATTTCTGGAAATGTTTTTGCAAAACTAATTCCGCGTTGTTGATCACAGCGTTCTAAAAATTCTTTAGTTTCTGGCAAACGTACACTCCAATCTTCTGATTCCATAAACTGTAGCATACCTTCTAGTCTGCTAATTCCATAACTTGCTTCACGCCATTTGTCATATGTTACTTTTCCTTTGTGCCAACTAGGAACACCTTTTTCCCAATTAGCTTCCCACCAAGGATAAAATTCTTCATACTTACGACGGCATTCGTCTTTAAACCACTTAGGCAATACTTTTACATTTAGGTGAGGTGGGTGATAAACAAAATGATAATTTATACCTCCTGCACCAAACGGCCACATATTAATTTTATTAAATCCTTCGTTTAGTTTCCATTTAATAAAATCTGGAATATAATAAATGTTTAGTGCTTGTACTGCACAAGCAACTGTAACTTCTACATTGTTACCTGTTTGCTTGTCAAGTATATGAAATACTTCTCTTGTGCGATCCCATTTGCTAGGATAGCGTATATAATCGTTCATGCTTTCAATGCTGTCAACGCTGTAATGAAAACGTACCAATTTAAAGTGCTTCCAGAGCTCGAATAAATCTTCTCTCCATTCAACACCATTGCTGTTGTAACGCAATTCAAGATCTTTTGCATATCCTTGACGAATACATTCTTCAAGTATTTCATAATGTTCCTCAATAATTAAACTTTCACCGCCTGCAAAATAAATCTGTTGCATGTTTGGAATTTGTTCATAGAACTGTTTCCAAAAAATTGGATTTTGTTTGTGCCAATTATAGCTACTGCCGTTGTAACTACCTTTGTCTTTCCATTGCATAGTTTCTTTAAGACTTGCGTTTTCAACTGCTGGAAATACTGCTTTCCAATCTTTGATCCAGCCTGAACTGTCATGTGGGCTACACATTACACAGGCAAGTTGACATTTAGTACCAAAGCGTAAATCAATGTAAGTTAGCTCAGGTGGCACACTGCCATCTTTATCTGTGTTTGCAACAAGCCTGTCTACATCAACACGTTGACTCCAGTAGTTTGTTTCCCACATACGTTTACTGTTATGTCCAGCGGCTTCTTCTTTGTAACATTTTAAACAACTAGGCGGCATTTCTCCGTTAAGCATTTGCTTACGGACATTTTTCATGTATGTACTATTCCAACTTGTTAAAAAATCACTTACATTTAGATTGTTAGGTTTGCCGTCTTCTGTTTTAAGGATACCTACTTGTCCGCCATGTTCTTTATCATTTGTTTTGCCAACCGAACTTGCATTAGCAGTACAGCATACTCGCATACTTCCGTCTGGTCTTGTGCTAAGGTGTACCCATGGAAGGATACAAAATGTGTCTGAGGGTGCTTTGTAATTCATTATATACGTACTTATTTCCTATACTATTTAAATTGCTCCGTAAATGGATCCCATTCAACGCCACACTTTTGAGCGCAAACTTTTAATTTACCATCTGCACAACTAGACTTATTCCAGCTAGTTTCTATGCGGTTGAATATACCTGTTTCAAAAACTTTCCATAATCCATTGCGTGTATCTAAAGATTTTTTATCTCCAATAAAATCCCATATTTGTTCTTTTGTTGGATCTTCTAACCACCATTTGTACATGCGTCCGGCAGTCCAACAGCAAGGCATAGCAAGCCCTTCTGCTGTAATATATAAACTATTATCTTTTTTAACTTTACAATCGACAGGCACTGCATCATAATAGTTGTCCATACTACCATATTTCTCTAAGAGTTTTTCTTGCTTGGTAAGTGCTTTGTTTTGGTATTTTGCTTCTGGTTTTTTGAGCTCTGTTGTATCTTTGCCTTTGCGATTTTTGGCTTGATGAGTTTCTTTTTTATTGGTTTTAGCATCTACAAATCTTCCTGTTTTCTTTGCTACAAATTTTTCAAAGCCCCATTCTTTTGACAGTGCTTCTGCTTCATCTACTTGATGTTGGTTATGTTCAAATATTAAAAAGTCCCATCTAGCTCTGCCGCCTGCTTTTGTAAAAGCTCGCATACTGCGTTCTACATTGTTCCAAACAACACCTTGCCTGTACAAATGATTAGTATCGCTAAGACCATCCACACTAAAAATAACTGCACCCATTCTACCAAAGACTTGAGCTAATTCAGTCCACCACACTTCGTCTCTTGCTCCTGCATTTGTATTCATGCTTAGCCAAATGTTTGTATTATGCTCTCTAAAATAACGGAAAATTTCTAGTGTATCACGTGCTACTATCGGGTCACCATGATTGCCGCACATATACATTGTTTTTAATTGAGAAATAAATTCAGGACTAAAAATTTTTTTACAATCTTCTAATGTAAGTTCATCTAAATTGAGGTGTGGATTTAATCCTTCTCCATTCATGTTGCGATCACACATAGGACAAGAGGCTTGACAATTTTGTGTTACCTCTAAGTGTATTGTTTTTATATCTTCGTATCTATACATCGTAAACTAATTTTATTTCTTTTCCTGGACCTACACGACTTGGTAAATCTCCGTATTGTTCTACATACCATTTAATTACAGCCTTGTACCAGTTTTCACTATTGTGATGTGCTTGCTTGTTAAACTGGTATATGTTGTTATTTGTTGCTTGCATTGTGCTTAGTGCCCTAGCACTTTCTTTTTGCAGTTCACGTCTTGTTAAATTACTTATATCCAATTTTCATAAACCTCCTGTACGTTACTAAATCTAACGTACCTTCAAATAGTGTTTGTGTCATCGGTGTTGATTTACTAAACATTTCAATATCTTTTGAACAGTTTACATGTTCTTCAACATCAATATAATCATTGCTTTGTAATATTACTAATTTACCTGCAGGTATTTTTCTATACCATTCGTCAAAGTTTACTATGTGTTCACAACTTGTGTTTACGATTGTATCTGGACTGTCACTTAAACTTGTTTCTACACCTTCGCTTTTTTGTACGGTATAATAATGTGTATTATAATCAATATCAAATATATCTTGCGTAGATGCTTTAAACTTCCAGCCGTCTAGTGCAAGATCACGATTAAACATTTCTGCAATATTAGCAACACCAGGATCAATATCAAAACTACGAATTTTGTTAAATTTAATATCTGCTTCTTGTATCATAGGAACAAGTGTAGCATACCAACCTGCACATAAAAATACAGTGCCTAAATCTACATCAAGACTTTTTAAATTATCTATAAGCCATTTTTTACTTTTAAGTTGTCCACGACTCAAACAGTCTAGATCAAATTCTATATTATTATTGACTAGATATTTCAAAGGTTTTACAAACTTACTTTGTGTATGTTTGTCAAGAACGCTCCACAACACATCTTTATTGTTTTCCATAGCAAGAATAATTTCATTTTTTACTTCAGGCTCAATTCTTTTCAATGCCCAGACATTTTTATCAAATGCAAGTTTTTTAAGATCTGTTGCTGTATCATGTTCTTCTAACAATCTAAACAGACTGTATGGATTTTCATCAACTAGTATTTTTCGTAAATCTTCGTTGCCTTGAATATATTTAAAAATACTAGTTGGGTTTTTTGTAAGAACTGCTTTTCGTAGTTCGTCATAGTCTTCGCCTAACACTCTAAACAAACTATACAAATTTTTATCAAAAATTGCTTTGCGAAGTTCTTCTTGCTCAGGAATAAGATTAAAAACTTCTGCCATGTTTTCTTGTATTACTGCTTGACGTAGTGTTTCATGTTCTTCACCTAACAGTCTAAACAAACTATGTATATTCTTTTCGAGAAAAACTTTACGTTCATCTTCTAGTTCTATACCTTTATCTTCTAGATATCTAAACAAACTATGATAGTTTTTTTCTTCTACAAACTTACGTAGATCTTCGTTACCTAATATACGTAACACATCAAGTAAATGACCATCATTGTAAAATCTTCTTAAGTTAGTTACTTTGTCACCGTATAATATTTCAAATCTATCAAGTAAATCTACTATAAAACTATCACGTGGTGCAAGTTGTAGTGTGTTTTGTTTAGACTGTACCTTAATCGGTACACTTTCTTGCGGTACATTTTCCGCTTTTGGAGCACTTTCTTGCACATCAATATCTGGATAGTCCTCATGGAAACGTTTTCTTAACCATGCAAAGTCATTTATTAGCCCCAGATTGTCCCTGCTAGAAAGGCCAAACTCCATACCAGCGGTAGCACCTGCCACAGCGTATTCCCCAAAAGGTCTATCGTGTCCCACGGTTGTCCAAGTTTTGAGTCTTTCATTAGTTTCGTCCTCCTTTTGTCTATCAATTACTTTACTGCTTAATTTTGCACATTCTCTAAATCCACTTTTCCAAGTTTCAAAAGGCCCTGTGTTGAATCTTGTTACTACACTTATCTGATCCATTTTCTTAAATTTAGTGCTAAGGCTAGTTGTCATATCCTTTGTTGTGGTGTCCATGTCTCTTGCCATTTGTGTAGGAAATAATTTAATACCACCATAACCGTAAACAAGATCATTTACAGGATTTTCACTGCGCCATACATGCACTGTATCTGTTTGTGTAGTTACATAATCAAAATTAAAGTCGTCTTTTAGTTCTGCATCGCCATCTATAATCCAAAACATTTCTGTTTCACAAATGTTTGCCGCGGCAACGTGTGCATTGTGTATACCTTTTACTCCGTGTATACGTTTTGCACGAGGATAGCGTTTTAACAAACGTTGATAGTTTTCATCTGCGTTTGGTTCCGCATAACTGATCATGACTATATCATATTCATTAGATTTGTTTTCAGGTTCTGGAACGTATTCTGCTGTAACATATGGATGCTCTGGACGTGGCGGGTTTCTATATGTTAGTTTATAGAATTTGCTTTGTTCACTTGTAAAAGGATGTGCAGGAATATCTACATCTAATTCGTAGCGTAGTTTTTCTCCTTGTGCAATTATTTCGTATGGTAGTTGTGCGTCAGGAACTTTGCTATACGTGTCTTTCCACAAACTATTTAGGTACTCAAAGTCACGTACATTTACATAGTTCCAATCTGTACACATTGTTTTGTACAAACCTTCTCTAGCACCAAAAATTGCCCACTTGCCGTTTTCTACATCTGTGCCTACTGTACACCAAACATATAAACGTTCTAAATTTTTAGCATGTACACTTCTCACATCTTGTGGTTTGATACCTTCTATCAAGGACATCTTTACGCCTTCTCTAAATCCTGCTCGCCATGCTTGTTGTGGTGTAGCATTGTTATGTACTGTACTCATTAGACTATTGATTTGTATGTACTCAAGGTCCCAACAAAAGTCAATACCAGCCGCAATATTATCAGGATCAGCATTTTCATGTGTTTTCATACGTAGAACTGTTTCTCTATCCCAGCATTTGATACCGCCATTGCCATAACGTAGCCCGTTGATGATATTATCAGCTGTCCAACTGATTACATGTCTGGACAAATCTACGCCTGGTTTAAAATTAACTGCTTGATTAAGAAATTGTTCATCAATTTGATTATCACCGTCAATTGTTATAAATCTTTTTGTGTCAGATATCTCTGCACAAGCCTTGTGTGCGGCATCTGATCCTTCTACACCATGTATGCGTTTTGCCCAAGGCACTTTTGTAAGAAGATTAGCATAATTTTCTTCCGCATTAGGTTCATCATATGAAAGATAGATTATATCGTAGTCAATAACTTTAAACTGTGCCATGTACTAGTCCGTAAGAATCAAACACCATAGGTGTGTATATACTTACATCTCCCTTTTCTTCTTCGTCAATGAACTGAACTGTATGTCCATTTGTAATTTGTTCTACTGTTGCTTCAAATGTTCTAATCAACATATGTAAATCTCTTTTGTGTGTTACACTGAACCTACAAAGCCTATTAGGCTCCAGCAAAATATCTGTATTTCCCATTGTAACTTGCCAACTGCTGTTGTTTTTAGTAATCAAACAGTCTGCACTATCTATTGTAGGTACATGATGTATGATATCCTTGATATCATACGACACTTTAGGTTGCACATATGGTAATAATTTGTATTTCTTTTGTGCTACACTGTATTTTACAACATGTCTGTCTCTTAATGACTTATCTTCTGCAAACTTTACGTATAGGTCTTCATCAACCTCACAAAAATTGTCATCCTTGGGCGGCATATTTGTAAGTCCATTGATACGCCCAGTGTCTTTGTCAAATTTTACGTAATACATTCTTTGTACCTTTTCAACATTACATCACAAAAGTCTTTTTCTGTATAATGGAATACACCTTCTTGCTTGTAGTTGCCTATTTTCAAATCATTGTTCATATACCAATCAACTTTGTGTTGCCAACTTTCACCTACAGTATCCCAATTTTGTGCATGTAACTTCATATGTACAAAATTTACAAGATCTTTTGCTCTATCTTCATGTAATTGTAGCATGTCACACACAATAGCCGCACATACATCGATACTTACATGTTGCGGTTTGTGGTCTTTACAGTAAATGCTGTAAAATTCTTGCCACTCTTCTATAACAACTTCAAGTATAGCAAAAAATTGTTGTGCAGTTCTACATTTTTTGAAGTAATACATACCTACATACACATCTGGTAATAAATTCATTTCAAATGTCTTTCTATAATATCCACTTGACACTGGTTCACCTCTGTATGTTACAGGATTTTGTGTAAAGTAGATATCATAATCTGCAAAAAGATACCAATCTATTTTGTCTAACACTAATACGTCACTGTCTAGTACAATAGTTTCGTCATAAGGCGACAGTTCAAATGCTTTATATCTATTTTCAATTTTCCAATCACTGTCTTTTGCCTTGTCATCTGCCATTACAATTACCCTATCAAACACAAGATAGTATTCTTGTGGTACAGGATTATCAGTTACTAGTGTAAAATTTTTATTTCCACTGTATGTTCCACTTAATGCACACAAATATGCCTGTTTGACATAATCATCTTTTTCATTGTTTTGTGCAAAAATTAAAAAACCTTTACTCATAATAACTCCTCCAATGAAAATTTGTTCATAGCATGTATTGTCATGTCTTTTGTTTTTATAGGTGTAAATTTATTATTGCCATCATCTACCAAGAATGTTAATCTTCTGTTTGTCATTTTAAGTAAAATGTCTTTGTCTAGTGTGTAAAACAATTTGCCTGGCATAGGATGTACAAAGTCTCCTTTTGTATGTCCATTCATAATATGTGCCGCAATACTAAACGCAAAATCATTCCTAAATGTAGACTGTGTAATTTGATAGGTCATGCGATAGTGTTTCCAGTTTTCAGCAATATGTTTTACTAGATCAAAAAATATTTTGTTGACTACTGTTTTTCTAAAAAATACACAAGTAGCCCAATAAAAGTCTACTCCTGTTTCACTAATCTTATCAAACTCTTTGTAGTTTCTTGTTTGTGCAAGATCATAAGCATCTCTATACATACACAAATCATTAGGCTGGTCAAAGCAGTTGTGCAGTTGGCTATCGCAAACAATTACATCACTGTCAACTACTAATGTTTCATCATACGGTGAAAGATCAAAACTTTCAGCTCTTGCTGTATTTTTAAAACTTAGAGATTCAGAACCATGTCCGTTGTTATAAATTTTTGCTGTGTAGTCTTTTACATCTACTTTTATTACTCTGTCAAATAACGTGGTTCTGACATCTATATCTGTAACTATACTTGTAGGAAGATTACAAAATCTTTCCATACGCATTGCAAGATTTTTTGCCTGTTTTACATAGTCTATAGATTCGTTATTAAAAGCAAAGACTAATACGCCTTTAGTCATTAAGCAACCCTTCTACACTTCTTTTGCTTTTTAACATTTTTCCATATTCTATGCCATATGATGTTGTTGCTCTTTTGTGTGTATTTTTAAGTTGTGTGTAGAAGTCTAACACTTCATCAATATACAAAGGAACTCCGTTAGCATCAACAATCCAATAAGGCTCTCCTTGGTTGAGTGCGAAAGTTATAAGTTCTAATGTTGTTTTGAAAGCATGACCTTTGTAGTAAAGCATAAGGTCTTTTTCGTACTTTTGTTCTAAAATACGTTTCTTGTTTTTGAATGCTTTTACGTAATCAGCATACTCAAGTGCTTTAGATAATCGTTTGTCCATTTAGAGCTCCATTTGTATGCTAGTTTAGCATATCACGCCCTATTTGTCAACTATTAACTGCCCGAAAAGTTTGATTGTCTTGTAATTGTTGGTGCCGCTACAGATACATATGACCCACTTGCTGTAACATATCCTGCATGATGGGTTAAATTTCCTTGCACATATTCATCAATTGGTACAGTGCCTTTAGCAGAACTTGTACTACCTGTATCAGCTTCGTCCATTAGGATGCGGAATTCAATAACCGAGTCGCTAATATTTTTTCCTCTAATATAATAGTTGTTATCTGCATAAACACCACTTCCTGATTTACGGTATAGTTGTTGTTCGCTGTTTGTTAACTGATAGTTACCAATTGCACTGCCGGTACCACTATTGTCACTGCTTGTGTAGTTGTGGCCAAAACTTACTGTACCAGAATTACTAAGCATTGTTGCCCAGTCGTTTGTTTTTGCAACATTTCCACCTGATGCTGTGCTTACTAGATTTACTTTGAAAGTTATGCGTCCGCCTGCATTAAAAAAATAACGTCTTGCATTTGCACTAGTAAATGTTGCTCTGTAATATCCATTTAAACTTGCACGCCATTGAGAACCGAATGTAAGATTTGCTACTTCATCATCTGTTGTACTTTGTGTAGCATGAAGTCTAAATCTGTTAGGATCTGTTGAAATACTTGTTGTAAAAGCCTCATAATCTGCATAACCTTTTAGAATGTCACTAGGTTCATTATCATCATCTGCAATTAAATCTTCAACTGCTAGTGTAGCAATTGATGCTCCAGGGCCTAAATTTACTTGGTGTCTATAGATCCTATCTAAATCCGTAAACAAGTTATTCATATCACTTGCTGTAACAATTTTTTCTACAGGGACTTGATTGCTTGCTGTACTTCCACCGTATCCGAAGTTTCCAGAACCAACACCTAATACATCTTCGACAGTATTTTGTATGTTGTTGTATCTTACTGCTGTGATAATATCACCAACTGCCATTCATTCTCTCCACGTACATTTTATATACTATAGCAAATTTGTTTTACAAAGTCAACCATTAATACTTATTTAAATAAAACAAATTACGCTAGAGAATTGACAACTGCAAAAGCAGGCGCCTCTACATCAACATGAATGCCGCTGGCTCTGACATAGCCCATTTTAGCTTCAAGCAACCCTTGAATAGGTTCATCAATCTTGTAACCGCCTGGATTATGGTCGAAATATTCAATTTGTATTTGGATAGTCTTTGAATCAATTTCTTTTGCTCTGATGTAATAGTTGTTATTGCCATAAACACCAGTAGCTGATTTTCTAAAAATTTCTTGATAACTTGTTGTAAGATCATAATTACCAATACTCTGAACTACTCCTGTTCCGGAGGTAGTTGTTTCATTATAATTAAAACTAACTGTACCTGAATTACTTAATATATTTTGCCAATCTTGACTCTTTGCAACACTGTCACCACTTGTTGGTGGATTAGACAAAGAACTTACAACTGTTAAACTGCCTCCGCTGTTAAAAAAATGTCTACGATGATCAGCATCAGTAAAAGTAATTTTAAATTCTGTATCAATTGGTGCTGTCCATTGATTGCGTCTTTGATCTACTTTAGCATCAACGTCTGTACTACTTTGTGTCGATGCTAATAAAAATCTTTGACCAACTGTTTCTATAGTACTAATAATAGTTTCATAATCTGCAAAACCTTTTGTGACGTCACCGTCACTGTCAGCATCTCCTATAGTATCACCTACTGATATCTGGCTGATACTATTTGGAATGCCACCTGTTTGATGCACTCTAATTTTTTTTATATCTTCGAATAGATTGTTTATATCTTGTGCTGTTACTCTATTAGAACTGTTGACAATAGAACTTGATACTGTTTGACCGTAGCCTTCGTCACCGCTTCCTGTGCCTAATACAGCTTGTACTCTACTTTGAGCATTGTTATACCGCGCCGCGGTAATTAAATCTCCTGATGCCATTTGCCTTCCTCTTCACAGTACTTATACTTTAAGTACACACTCGATAATTTTTTCTTCTTGTTCTGTACTTGACTCTAATGCTACTCCAACTAATCCATTGCTTGCAATAGTAGAAGCTACTCCGTCTGCCCATGCATACACTGCCTGTCCTTTTGAAACTGGGCCAGTTACTCTCACAGGAACACGACCTTTAAGTGCTATTGCTTGTCCTTCGCTGTCTTCGTTCATTATCATTGCTGGATTTTCAGAAATAACTCCTATAGCAAAATCACTTGTTTTTGCCGCTCTAGCTTCTTCTTTGCCTCCAACTGCCATAACAGTTCCAACAGGATATTCTTGATCTGTTGTATACTTTTCTGCAATATCAGCATATTGAGCGGCAATCGCTGTTCCTCTAAAGAAATTAGCAGTAATATCACCACTGCTATCTCTCAAAGCAACTGTGCTTGCGTTTGCACTAGTTTGTCCTAGGTAAGTATTACCGTCAAACTTAATTGCTGTTGCTGTGTCTGCTGTACCTCTAAAGAAGTCTGCATAAACATCTGACCATCTTAATGCTGTTGTTCCAAGTGTATATGTTTGTGTTGCTCCTGGATTCATTCCTGTTGATGTGAATGTTGCACTGTTTGTTTGTTGACTTGATCCATTGTTTAATTGAATCTTAATTGCATTTGAAGTACCTTGCTCATTTGCAATTACACCTGTGTTACCAGTTACATAGATATGTAAACCTAAACTATCACCAATTTTTAAACCATTATTATTTTCAATATTAACTAATTCGTTAAATGATGTAGATTGACCAGCTTGCTGTGTAACAAAGTCTGCGGCATCAACACCGTTTAGTTTTAGTGCATTAGATGCTGTTCCCCAAAAATAATGGTTAGTGCTTGTGACACCGCCTGTGCTTGCAATAGTGTTTATAAGTGTAATACCTTTTTTGACAGTATCAAATCCTGTAATTGCATTAGCTGGATCTGTACCATCAATAGTAAATTCTTGTGGGCTAATAATAAAAATAACTTCATCATCAATTGTAGCAGTAATTACACTGTGATTAGTATTTTGTGTATCTCTAATAGTTTGACTACGCATCTGTGTTAAACCGCTACCAGTTCCTTGCGGTCCTACTAGGATCCAACTTGATCCATCATATGCATATAATTGATTATTACCACTATCAAACCAAAAATCACCTGATACTGCTGTTGCTGGTTGGGTTGAAGATACTTCAGCACCGCCTGTTGGCTTAAACACGGAACCGTCGTAGAATTTTATTTTACCAGTAGTACTATCATGCCAAATTTGACCTGCGATTGGTTTAGGTGGTTGTGAACTTCCACTAAAATTTTCTAATAAAAACAAGAAGTTTTCATTTTGTATTTCGCCATATCCAGCATAGTTCTTTCCAACAAACGTAAGATCTGTTGTAGTGTCTATGGTCCCGTCTTGCACAACAACTAAAGTTGCTCCGCTGTATTTGTTAATTGTATAAGCCATTGTTTTTCAACCCTTTATTTACATATTTATCTTAAACACTAGATACAAGATCTTGGTCAAATGTCCATGATCCACTGCTTTTCACATACCTTTTCAATGCTCTAGATACTGAAACTGTAACAGTACCCGTTGCATCTGTAAATCCAATATCCTGCATTACTGATTCGTTTTGCACTCCTGCTGAATCAACAGCAATAAACGATTTTGTAGCAACCGCAGTAATATCAATACCTGTCACGCTTGCACCGCCTAGTGTAGTACAGTGTATACGTGCATAAGTTCCATCTGATACATTAGCCGCAGGAACTAGATCTTCTAGTACTAGTCCAATTTGTGTATCATTAAGTCCTGTTGAGTCCATACTAAATGAAATACCAGCACCTGCAATTTCTTCATCAACATATTGTTTTGTTGCCGCATCTGTTGGGCTACCTGGTACACCTAGTCCGGAAATTCTGTTTGTGTTTGTAAATGTTATATCACCTGCAAGGTCAAAAGTAAGCCCTCCTAGGCTGTTAGTAATTGTGTTACCATCAATGGTTATGTTATCAACTGTCAATGCTGTAAGTGTGCCAACATTTGTAAGACTAGAATTTACAACTCCTGATCCTAGTGTTGTTCCTGTAAGAACATTTGTTCCATCAACCTTGTAACTATTACCACTTGTTACATTTAAATTTTCTGTTGTTGTCCATGCGTTTGGTGTTTGTCTCCAAGTAAACTTTTTATCTGTGCCAGTAACACGTACAATTAAGCCTGCATCATCTACATCTGCTTCAGGTAAAAGTGTACTATCACTTGTTATAGCAAGTTCAATATTTTTATCCTCAACACGCATACTAGAAACATCTATGCTTGTGCTAGAACCTTCTACAATCAAATTGCCTGTAATACGCATGTCTCCTGTCAAATCAAGTGTATGTGCAGGTGTACTATTCCAAATACCAACTCTTTTGTTTGTAGCATCTATATAAATTGCATCAGTTGCCTGTGCGCCATCTAATGTTGAAGTTATTCTAAATCTTAGATCATTATCTGTTACTGTTTGCGTCATAGCAAAAGTGTCGCCAATAACTTTTTGTTCTAAGTCTGTGTTAGGTCCGATTGTAACACCGTCACTATTTTGTACTGTAATTGTACCTGCAACAATCTGATCACCTGTTGTGCTTAAGAAACTATCTGCTGTAACTTTTGTGCCGTTTGATTTTAACAAACTTTTTGCAGAATCAACTGTACCTTCGTAAATAAAATTATCTTTATCAATAATGTTAATACCTTTTTTAACATTTCCTGTTATGCCATCAATTCTATATCCTACTGCTGGCTCAAATTCAACATTACTACTTACAGCAACTCTAGTTGTACCACTGTTACTATCACCAATGTATAAACTTGCTATTGTCCTAGCTCTATCAGTAGTATCTCTTATACTTTCAATTACCCAACCAGACACACCTTGTTGTTTTGTGTAAACTGGTCCTGCCAAAACAGGATCGCCTACACCATCATAAAAATATATTTGATCATTTACGTTGTCAATCCATAAATCACCAGCAACCATAGCAGGTTGTTCTTTTTGTACAAAAGGTCCACCTACTGCTTTAAAGATTGATCCTTCATAAACTTTTAAACGGGCATCACTTTTATCCCACCACAGTTGTCCTTCAATAGGATTGCTTGGAGAACTTGTGTTTGCAAAGTTTTCCAATATTTTAACAAAGTTTTCATTCAATGCTTCGCCAAATCCTGTGTAGTTTCTTCCAATTAATGAAATACTTGTGCTTGCAGTATCTAAAGTACCGTCAATTAAGTCTACAAGTAATGTGCCGTCTGTTTTATTAAGTTTATATGCCATTATACGTTCCCAGTGTAAATTATCCAATTTAAGGACATAAACGGATTCATAATGTCCAGAGGTTGCCCTGTAGTTCCTGCTACACTACCACTTGTGGTTGCCGCTTGTCCTTGGTTGTTTCCAGTAGGTGCATCGTATACCTGTGCTCCTGCTACAGATCCAGATCCTTTTACAGCATCTAATATTGTATAGAACTGTTGTTTTGCACCCGGATCACCAACTTGTAAATCGTGTTCGTGATCTGGTATTTGATTACCCGCGATTGTTACTTGTTCAACACCGCCTCCGTTACCAAGTTCATTACCTCTTACACCTGTAACTCTGTTTGCGGCTGTACCGCCCATATCGTCAAGACCCATAATTGTTCTGCCTCTTAAATCAGGTAAACAAAATAATTGGACACCGTTATCTGAAACTTCGTTACTTGGTTTAAAGTTAAAACCAATAGCTAGAAATAATTTTTGATAATCTGCTTGTAATACTTCACTACCATCACAAAGTAACCAATGTGTTGGTGCTTGCAATCCTGCATATGGCATTATAATGCCCGGCGGGTTGGTAGGAACTTTGTCAAGTAAATTTTCTACACGTAATCTATATAAACCTGTTGCACCCTGGACTCTGTTTACTAAGAATTCGTCTGAATCTTGTGCTGATGATGTTGAAGTTTTATTTGATATAAAACTATTACTTACAACTGTGTTAAATGTTTTTGTATTGCCGCCTTGTTGTCCGTCAAAAGTAATTGTAGGAGCACTTACTTCTCCTATCATTTGGAAACTTGTACTGCTAGATAGTTTATCAGCAGTTTGTGATGTACCACTAATGTTACCTGTTAAGTTACCTACAAATTGTCCTGTAAATTGTGTGGCGTATATATTCGCATATTTGTTTGCATCTGATCCAATAGTCCTTACATTTGTTGCATCTGGTAATACATTTCTAGTTTCAATGTTTCCAATAATATCTACATTGCCACCTACGTTTAGGTCTCCTGCAATACCTGCTCCGCCTTTTACAATTAAAGATCCAGTACCAAAGTTTGTACTTGCTGTAGTACCATCTATAGTTATTGAATCACTTACTTTAATTTTACCTGTTACATCTAATGCTTCACTAGGCGCCGTATTGTTAATACCTATATTAGTTGTGCTATCAATACGCATCACTGTTTTAGTTGTGCCTTGATCGTTTACACGAACATCTAAACTAGAACCTGTTGCACTATGAGTAATAACACCTGTTTGACCTTCAACTGTCAAACGCATTTGGTTACCGCTACCTACAATAATACCTTCGTCACTGTTTACTTTTAATTGGTGTGTAGTTGTGCTAACTTTATCACCTCTTAAGAAGTCACTTGCTAACACAGGTGTATCTTCACCAGCAACAATTAAACTTTCTGCTTTTTCAGCAACACCGTAATATTTTCCTGCACCGTCACCTGTAATATTTGCTGTGCTTAAATTGACACCAGGTTTAATTTCTGAAAATCCGTTAATAACTGCTCTTGGTGAAAAAGTTTTTGTGCTTATAATTGCAATAGGTTTTGCTTCAACTTCAATTTGTAAAACATTGTAGTCAATGTTATCTTGACCACGAATTGTTTTTACATTTACACCTGTATTCAATCCTCCGGAAAATTCCGGACCAACTAATGTCCAACCCGAACCTGTATACAAATATAATTGCTGATTGTCTGTATCAACCCAAAGGTCTCCAGTTACACTTGCACTTGCTTGTGGTGCATTGGTTGCTTTTTTCAATCCGCCTGCCGCAATCCATTGAGTACCATCGTATACTTTAAGTCCTTCTTCTCCAGAAGAACTGTCCCACCAAAGTTGTCCTTCAACAGGATTTGCTGGTGGAGTAGTGTTTGCAAAATTTTCTAAAAGTTTTAAAAAGTTTTGATTAAATTCAACACCATAACTTGTTGTATTACGTCCAACTAAGTTTAAACTTGTTTGTGTGTTAATATCATTATCTTCAACAGTTAGACTACCTTTGTTGACCAAATCAGTAAAATTAATAGTATATGCCATTTATTATACTCCTGATAAACTTTGTACTCTTACTGTATAATCTATCTGTACAAGTCTGTTTAAAGACTTTTGTACTGGATGGAAAATAACATGTGTTAATAATCTTCCGCTACCATTCGGATTATAGCTCTTTAAACCAAGCTCATCAAATACATACAAGCTATTTGTATCACTTGCATTATCAAATGCATCTTGTCCTTCTGGTTCACCGTAATCTAGTAGTGCAGTAACAACAATATCTGTATAGTTAGTACCACTGACATGACGTGTTTCTGTTTTGTTTCTAACTGGATCAGTATTTGCTGTGCTTCTGTCATCTACAACTTTAGTAAATGTCTGGTTATACAAACTTGCATTTGTACCTGTTGAGTTTGGTGTTAGATATGTAATAATACCTGTGGGATCAACATTTGTTCCCCCATTACCAAAGCTCATTTCATAAATCATACCTTGTCCTTGGTTAGCAAGGCTTTCTGCTAACGCAATACTCATATTTTCATAGTGAATAGCATTTTTCTTGTCCACATACACTTCTTTGGTCATAGGATCAAAGATCTTTATGTGTCCACTTACTGCTACACCTGAATTTTCTTTTATTTTGTCTGTCATGTCACTTTCTCGCTGTTACTGTATTTATTTAGGTAACTCCGTTGTATTTTCTCTTAGGAAGTCAGCTATGTCATTTTTTGCGTCTGCTAGGCTAGTTCCTGGTGTAGTCCATGTCTGTCCTAAGCGTCTAACAACCACAATTTTTTCTTCTTCTTCAGGTGTGCGGTACAATGTAAGCGTACTTCCACTGAGTGTAAACTCTGGATCTAGCGTTACATCGCCTTCTGGACTATCTTGATCAATAAATCTAGTCACAAAAGTGCCTGCACTGTCCTTTTTGTCAACTTGATAATTGCTTATAGCATTTTTACGTAGTCTACGCCCTGCCATAAACACCTCAAACTCGTTGACGCTTGTTGGAGTAAAATCTAGCTCAAATACACCAGTTGTACCGTCTGGAGTGTACACTGTTGTATAAATCTCATCTTTGTATGGAACAGTATTCTGTGGGCTTTGATCTTCTACCTCAGTGCCTGCTGTTAACAAAGCATTTACTCCTGTACCTAGTGTGCCTCTTCTTAGCTGTCTTAAAGAATTACCCTGTTTAACAAGATATTCAATACGCTCGCCGTTTATAAACACAACACCCGGAATACGTGATGTTTTGTTTGGCTCAGCTAATCCAGTAGCACTTACTAGATCAATCTTTGTGTCGTACCAATTCAAATCATTAGCAAGTTTATACATTGATTTATCATCAATTCGCTTGTAATGTGTTCTATTCAGAACGTCTTTGAATACTCTGTACCCAAATTTTTGTGTAAGTTTTTCACCTGCAAATTCAATAAATTCTATTTTGTCATTTGCACTAATTGGTTTAACAATACGTAAATAATTTTTATCTTCAGTCAAATAGTAATCTACATTAGGCACAAGTCTATCACCATTAATAATAACCCAAACATATTCTGTATCTACTGCATCATTTCTAAGTTTTAATATACCATTGCTTAGATTATAATAATCTGCATAACTTTGTGTGCCAGGTACAAGAGTTTTTCTTGTAAGCATATCATATTTGGTTCTAGAAATATCTTGGCTATCATGATTACTTAAAGTTGTTACTTTTACTGTTGCGCCTAATGCGGGTGCAGTATCAAAATATAATTTATCTCTTGATTGAATAAATCTACGTGTGCTATCATCTGCTATACCTATGTATCCAAATGCATACTGGCCATCATTTATAACAAATATTTCTAAGTTATCTCCTACATTTCCAACGCCCGGCGATAGTGTAACACTCCCGTTAGCACCATTCCATCTATAATCAACATTTTTAACAATTAATTCATTATTTAAATAAACTTCAACTTCAGCATTTTGTATTTCACCTGCATAAAACTGCCAATCATCAACAGCATATTCTCTTGCACTTGTCATTGTAAAGTCAATATTATATCCTGTGTCTTGTAATACATCATCTACAGTTACAATAGTGTTTTGTTGTACAGGTAATCCTCCAGTAATTGCACTATTAAGTGTGAATATGGTTGTACTGCCGTCGCCTGTAAATGTTTGAGTGCTTGTTGCACTATAGGATTGAGATGCACTATAAAATAAACCGTAATCAACAAGTTCACCATTTTGTGGCGGATGATTAAACTGTATAGCAATTAATCCAGCATCGTCACCGTATGTGCTATCAGTTTTGAACAATGTTGAAGTAATAGGTTCTCCGTTGATGTTTACAAAGTGTGTTGCATTGTCTACCCAAGTAACATTTGTAACAAAAGTATTTGTACTTCCATCTGCTACAAAATTATTAATGTCTAGAATTTTAGTTGCACTTTCACCTACAACAACAATACTTAACACTTGTCCTGAAGCTGGTGCTGTTGCAAATGTAATTGATTCATTTCTATAATCAACTGTATAATTTGTAACAGTGTTACTTCCTAATTTTACAAATACACCATCATTATTCATAGGTTTCATACCCATGTTAAATGTTGTAGTTGTGCCATCTGTAGTGTAAAAATTACTTTGGATATTACTTGCACCGTCATCTGGTCTATGATAAACTTTTATATCTACTGTATCAGCAATTTTTCCTGGTACTAATTCTTCAGGTCCAGTTGTGTTTACTGGTGTAATAAAATTGTCACCGTCAACAACTATTTCTGCGGCATCAATACCTTTTGCATTACTATAATTTAACTGCCCGCCTGTAAGTTGTGTATCATAACTTGCAGTGTCAGGTTTGAAACTTCCATCACTTGTTGTTTTCCTTATAATAAATGTATCACCATCTACTGTTGAAATACCAAGCGTATCTAGATCTAATTCAGTTTGTCCGGCGCCTGTAATACTTTGCATTAGAGCATTTTTGTTTGCACCAGGATTACTTAAATCAACAAAATTAGGGTCGTCAATTCTAACATTGTTTTTGTATATGTTGTATGTTACACCACTATCTAATGCATCTTCGGAAGCCCATTCCATAATAGTTGTAGAACCATCTATGTAAATTACAATATCTTCGTAAGTGTTATCATATAAATCGTATGGTTCAATACCATAACCTTTCGCTTCAAAACCTGCTGTTGCACTAAAGTCGAAACTTTTTACTTCTACGCCGCCAAAGTCAATTCCGTCCATTAGTTGTGTTACATCTTTACCAACCATTCCATCTGTTGGTTTGTAGTAACTTTCTATTCTGTCTTGTGCATTTAACAATGCTGGAGAAATTTCATAATTTACAGTAATAGCAGAACCTACCTTTGGAGGTGTAGTAAACAAAATTCTACCTTTTTCTCTTGTATATGTTTTTGTTGTATCTACAATATTACTATAACTATATTCACTTCTCAATAATTCTACATTATCAATTATTATTTGTATCTTATTTGCATTAATTGTAAGTGGCCATTTCAGATCGAAAATTTGCTGTGCGCCTGTACCTACAAAAGTTTCAGATTTCTTCACACTTAAGATGTATGGTGTGCCGGATACTCTGTCAAATTTGCTAATAACTTTGACCCCTCTTGCCTTACCTCTACCCATTACTGCTGTTGCTTTGGCATCTTTGCCTCCATCTTTGATGCTACCGTTGATTACAACTTCTGGTGCAGTTTTATAATTTTTACCAGGATTAGTTACTTCAATATAACTAATTTTATCTCCATTCAAAAATGCTATTGCAGTCGCTCCGGAGCCGCCGCCACCTTCAAGTGTAATTTTAGGAGCAAGTAAATAACCTTCACCTTTATCACCAATTTCTATACTTGTAATTTCGTGCCCTACATTATCTCTCCACCATTTATCTGGATAGTCACTAGTGCTATTACGTAGAGAAATAACAGTATCATTTTTTATAGTTGCTTTGCTAGGTTCAATTTGTTTTGTATTAAAATTATAACGTGGTGGTAAATCAAAATCTGTAACAACACTTCTCGTTGCTTCAGTTTTTTCATAAGCACTTACGTATTGACGTATTTTTGTTTTGAACGGTTTGACTTCGCTTATATAATCTTGGAAACTATCAATGTTATCGTTTTTATATGTAATTTTTTGTTGTAGTTCTCCAACATTATGAGTTGCATTTATAAAACTTGTTTTAAATGCCCAATCTAAATTAGGCTGTTCACTAAACGCATATCTTAAACTTGATAAGAACAATTCATTGTATTCAGTTTCTAAATCGTCAACAAATAAACTATCTCTAATTACTTCTAAAATAATACGTGTTTCTTCCACAGGCTGGTTATCATAAAATTCTGTATCAAAAGTATTTGTATCAAAACCAGTTTTATTTAAATCAGTATTATAAAGTGTGTCTAAAAATTGTATTGTAGCATCTTGTTTACCAATAACTTTGTAATTAACAGTGTAATCTTCATTTTCTTGGTTATCAATTTTTTCTAGAAGCAACCAACCGCCTGTGCCTACGCTGTTAATTTTAACTGTGCTTCCAATTGCATTTTCTAAACCACTCAATTGATAACTAAAATCTATTAAATTATCAATTTCTGTGAATTGATTATATCCAGTTGCATACCAATCAATATATTTCCAATATTGACTTACATTGTACCTTTGAGAAATAGTTCTATTGAATTTTGTACCATTAAAATTGTACGTGCTCCATTTACCTGCAACATTACTATCACTATCAATTAATACAGTAAAGTTTCTTACAGTTAGTGTAGTATTGTTGTCATAACCTTCGCCAGGATCAACTATATTCACACTAGTTATTTTGCCAACTTCGTCGATAGTAGTTTCAATAATTGCATCTCTACCAATACCATTTACAGTAACTTTGGGTCCTAGTCTATTTCTTGTTGTTGTACCAACTACATAACTTGGATCTTCATATCCTCTTCCTGCTTTTGTAATTGCTACACTCTGTATTTTACCGTCAGCAATAGTAGGAGTCAATTCAGCAGTTTCTCTTTTTGCTGTTCCTACGTATTGTAAGTCTTGATATGTATCAATATTAACATCATACTCACGTCCTGTAATCAAAGGTTTAGGATCATTTAATGATAATTTCGAAATATCAAATTCGTCTACAATTATATTATCTTTTACAACTGTGTTCACTCTTTCTATAGCCTGTTTTAGAGCTTCTGTTCTATTAATAAACATGCTTTGTCTTGGACTATTTTGTATACCGTATTTTGCTTTTGCACTTAAAGCAGGATCAGGCACAGTTCTACGTTTTGTATCGTAACCTATTAAACTATCAAACCATTTACGTTCAATATCTCTAGTAGGTTTACTGCTACCTAGACCTTGTGTGAGTAAACTATATTCATTATGAATATTTTGTGTTTTGTTATCTAAAGTATAATATCTAAGATTTAATGCAATATTTCTATCATCCATTACACTTGCACAATTAAACAATGTATATCTATTCTTGCCCATTAATGCAACAAATTTGTAACCTTGTCCTGCAGGATTTTGAATTAAATTTGTAACTTCATTTGCACTAATTTTTCTAAAGTCTACCGCTGGCACTGTTTTTTTATTTGCTACCCAATAAAAGTATTTTGCTTTACTTGTTTTTGCAATCGGATCCCATACTAAACGTTGAGAATACACACTATCATCATATCTAGTAACACCACTTATGCCTCTGCTGATGCCTTCATTAGTATCCGCAAGTTCATTCCATTCACTAGGCAATAGATCACTTTGCACCCATTCATACACTTGTACTCTTGTGCTTGGAAATACTTCTCCCCAATAATTTGTTTGATATGTAATATCATTCATTTGATAGTTGTAAAATTTAGCAGAACCTACATCCCACCATAACTTCCCTACATATGCATCGCCCCATGCATTTTCTTCATCAACCACTACATTACTATCACCTATGCTATAGGTAGCAGGATCATAATATGTTTTGAAACTTAATTCTTGTTCTGCTGTACCAGCAATCTTTCCTTGAACAGGATCAATAAAATCTAAATCTTCAACAATTACATTTGTTTTTGTATTGTACAAGAATACATTTTTAATGTTATCTATATCAACTTGGTCTATAGGAGTTCTGTGTTGCTTCCATGCTTTAGCACCAACAGTTTTTCTAAAGTCAACAATCTGACCTATAAACGTAACACCATCTGTACGTCTTGGCATTGCAGTATAAACGTGGTTTTCTCGTACAAGTAAATTTTTTCCAAAGAACATACTATCATCATCTTCGTAAATAAATTCTTGTGCATAAACAAGCGTATCGTTAATACGCTCGTACATGTATACCGCACCACTATCTTTTTGAATTGTTTTAAATCTTGTAAATTCGTTGTCAAACACTGTTGAACTTGCATCAAATGTTGTTGCAATATTAATATCACCTTGTAAACTATTAACTGCTAATTGATTGCCATCAAAGTTAATTGCGTTTCCAAAGTTTTCATTTTGTTCACCACTAGGACTATTAAGAATTTGTGACTGTACAAATTGTCCGCTTTGCAATGTGTAGATATACACACGACCTTGATTTTCTTTAAGTGCATCGTTATATGGTTCGCCAATTGCAATCATTTCGCCATCTTTTGCAATGCTAACACTGTCACCAAAACCTGTATAACTTCCTGTTGATAGATCTAGATACGGTGCTTCTAAAGTTTGTGAAAGAATATATTGTCCTTGTGGTAATCTTCTATAAATGTTTACAACTCTTTCGCCAGTACTATCATTACCTTGAATACGTGTGCTTACAATCATCACACTACCATCTGGTGTTTGATCAAAACTACGTGCAAACTCTCTAATGCCAAACTGCGGATCAAAGAAATTTTCACCGTTCAATTGCTGTACTCCTAAATTTGGAATTTTACCTGTGTGTGCAATACCAACATCTACTGTATCCCAGTCAGTAGTAACAAAGGCACTACCGCTTGCAATATTTCTATTAGCTTGATATAAATCACCATTGTAATCTACAATCTCGTCTTTAATATAGAAAGTAGATGTGTCAAACTCTCCTCTATAATTTGGATTGATATCTAATTCCCATTCGTATGTGTTGGCTCCTTCTTTACCGTGCCTAATAAAATGTATGCTTCCAGGCAATGCTCCACTGCCGTCACCTTTAGAACCAACTGATAGAGTATATTTTAATCCATCTTTTGCAAATTGAATTTCGTCCCCTAGCTTCGCATAATCTGCTCTATCAGGAACAGTGTATGCATTTGAAAAAGCAAACTGTCCTGTTGTGCCTTTTTCATATACAGAAAATAATCCTTCGTACGTAAGTCCACTTCTTGATGCCGCTTGACTATCTGTTAATGGAAGATTCTTCACAATTTCCCAATCTCTATTATTTGACGCAGGTATATTTGGTTCTCTTGCAATACCTTGCAAAGTAGTTTTATTGTAGAACCAATATTCAAAATTAGTAAGTTCAGTTGTTGGAGCAGTTGGGAAGTCTGATGTTTCTTGTAGGACAATAATTTTACCAATGTTTCCGTATCTAGGAAGTGAAGTTGCTTTAATTTCTCCCATAGGACGATCGGTACCTCTGCGTCTTACAATTCTGTTCATATCACCAAAATCGTCACCTAAACACCACTGTCCTGAAACATTTTTTACATAGACCCTAACATCGTTAAACTGTCTTCTATAGAATACTATTTCAGCAGTGCCGCCTAAAACTTCATCTACTATTATATCACCAACAACGGGTTCGAAAGGAAGTTGTGTAACAGTTTCAAATTCTGTAAATTCAAAATCAATATATCCATCCCATAAATCATATACAGTGTGTTCTTTGTTTATCAATGCACTACTAAAAGTTGTATCAGTAAAATCGGTTTGACCACTGAAGTCATCTACAATCATTCTAAATGTATCACCTACTGATAGTGTGCTTGTAAATGAAGCAGGACCTCTGACTGTCCATAGATCGGAAGATTGTAAAGCAAACACATTTAACGGATCGCCTTCATAAGTTAGTGTTTCCATAAATGCCGCTTGATCATTTTTATTAATGACTCTACTTTGTTGTGTAGCGAGAGTTCTGCCTGCTTCTTTGGCATCAATTATGTTGTGATAAAAATTAGGTGTAGTTCTGCCACTGCTTGTTGTAAGCAAATCTTGATAGACTAAACTGTGCCCTGGATCAATAAAAACATTAGTGCTATCTGCACTAGTTTGATATGATGGAGAATTAATCATCCAATAACCACCTAGTGTTCCTGTAGCATCTTGATAGTCTTCTGTATAGTCACCAATTCGTAAAGAACCAACAAATAAAGAACCTGATTGTTGGAAGGTTCCATTAACATCACTTACATAAACCACTAAGTCGTTCAAGTTGTTAGAAACATAAACAATAGTACCACTTGCAACTGCACTGCTTATAGTTTCACCTACAGCAGGTACATTTACAAAATTTTCTACAAACAAAACATTGTCAACTTTGTTTTCAATATTATGAGTGCCAGTGATAAAGTTATTGTCTATACCATTAAACTCGCCATCAAAAGGTTGTACATCTACAGTATCACCTTGAATGTTAATGTAACTATGATTATTCCATTTTAAAACAATGTCATCGCCTGCTGTGCTTCCTTCGTATGCCGCTAAAGGTGCTCTTACAAGTACATGATCAACAATTCTGTTATTTAATTTATAGTCAGCTGTTTGCAATAGGTTTAATAGACTACTATCTGTTTCTTTAATAATTTGCAAGTAACTGTTAAAACTTTCAAAATTTACTGCATTTACACTTGGATCAATATTTTGCACTGCTCTAAATAACACAGGTCCATATTGAACTATGTCAGCTTTACTGTAAGGTGTTCCTTGATTAAATTTACCTTTGTAAAAACTTACTGTATTAGAGGCTTGTGGACTACCGACTACAATATATTTTCCGTCTGGACTTACAGCAACACTTTCGCCAAAGTTTTGACTGCTACCGGAGCTACCGTCATAGGCATCGCAAAATCCTGTCTCAGCTACAATTTCCTGATCCAGTACAAAGTTTGTGCTGTCACTTGGACGCTTGTAAATATGCACTTCACCGTTTCCTTTGAAAGGTAATCCTACTGCCATTACTGTATTGTTTTGATTAACACTTATACTATGGCCAAAACCGTGATATGTGCTATCTAAATCTGCTGTGCTTCTAATAACTTGGTGTTCATTATAAATTTTATTATTTTTATATACTGCCCATTTACCAGTATCGTCATTATCAACCCAAATTATTTCGTTGTCTTTAATATTTGCTGTAACATTATTGTTTGCTTCTTTTAAGTCAGCTACTCTGTTGCTTGTAAAAATACTGATACTGCCTGTTGGATTGGTCTCATCATAGTTGTTCCAATCTGATGTTGACGCAGTAAATTCTACTGCATTTAAATATACATTTGTTGCTTTGTAAAATCCATCTAGTGTTTTGAATTTTTCGGTATTCATATTATTGATACCAAATATATCGTCTTTTGCAAATTCTGTAATTGTTTTGTTCATGGTCAATGTTACAGTATCGCCACGCTTTTCAAATCCTTGTATAGTAAGCCTAGTGTTTTCATGCTGTAGTACGTCCCAAGACTGTTTATCTGTTGCTACCCAAATATAACTAGATTCATTAATTTCATTTATATCAAATTCTAATATCCCATCTTTATTTGCAACAGCTCGATTAACATCGTCTCCTGTAACGTACCCTACTGTCTTAACAAATTCTTCGTCTGTATATTTTGTTGGAATACGTGTTTTTGCATAATCGTCTGGTGCTAAAAATAGTTCATGGTCTGCAATTCTGTAAATTAGATCTGTAGGATCAACAGGTTTTGTTTGAACTAATTCAACCGGCTGTGGTTCTAATTTAAACTGTGATTCGTCAAGTTGCCATTCTATTTCATCAAAATTATCAGTAGCACCATATTGTGAATTTTTAATTGCCCATTCTTCATAGAAGTCAACACTTTCTTTATTAGCACTAGCTAGACTGTCAAATAATTTATCAATAGCATTTCTAGTGCCTTTGTCTTGAATAAAACCTTGATAAAATTTATACTGACTAACATCATCTTGGATAATGTTATCTAAGTATTGTCTTTTCTGATATCCAATAAGGTGTTGTGCTAACTTTTGCTGACCAGCGTCAAAGTTATCACTTTCAAGATCATAAAAGTCAGTAAACTGATTAATTCTATAATCAAAGTTTGTTTTTAATTTTGGTTGTGGTCTTTGATCTAGCTTTTTCCATTCAACAGCATTAAAAGACTGTTGACCAATAATTTTTACATTTGCACTGTAATAAAATTCTTTATATTTTACAATAGTTCCAATGTCGTAATCTTTATATTGTTCCCAATCTACAACTTCACCTTTATCAAAAATAAATCCTTTGATATTTAAACTACCATCCCAGTCGTCACTGATATATCCTAAAGCACGAATTCTATTTTGCTTGTACCCTGTAACAGGTTCATAAATGATATCACCAAAAATACTTGTATTATCAAAAAGTACAACGTGTTCATTTTGCACTGTTGGCAAGTCAACCATGTAAACACCGTTAGCACTTTCAGCAATATCCATTGTGAATTCATTACCATCTCTATTAATTCTAGTAAATGTATAACTTAGTGGATTGCCAGAACTATCCTTAATGCTGTAGCCATAAAATGGATCTAGCAAATCATCTACAACATGATAATCTTTACGAAATTTTAACCTATTAGCGTTAGGACTTAATGCAATAACTGTGCCGGCCGCCCAATTTTGTGTAGTCCAAAACATAAATTCTTTAGCACTTGCACGCCAATCTTCTACTTTTTGTGTATCGTTATTGTAATAATCAAAAGTAAATCCTGCAGATTCTAAATAAGAGTTATATCCTAAAATAAACGATACAACTTCATCTACTGTTTCATATACAGTTCCGTAAGGAACTTCAGTAATTTTTGTTGAAAAGTTTTTAGGAAACTTTGCAGTCACTCCGCCTCTGACAGGAAGTGCATCAAGCTCTACAAATTTAGTTGCATCAAATGTTTGTGTGCTTACATGGGCTTCTGTAACTCTATAAAATTTAACTCCATATCTTACAAACTTGTCGTCTGTGTATCTTCTACCTTCTTCCCATTCAACAAAAGGTTCTGATATGCCTCCAATGTTAACATTTGGATCACTTTGTCTTGTTACTGCTTCATTAATTTTAAATATAGGATTATCTAAGTTATATCCTCTTACAACATATCCGTAGGATTGTTTTTCAACAATAACACCACTATATGTAACAATATCTGTAGCTGTGCTTTTGTTTAAAAATACTTGATAATTTTCTTTAGGTAAAAATACGTTTCCTTTATTTAGAGGCGTTCTACTGTCTAAAATAAATCTAAGTTTATCATTATCTGTATATGCACCTAATTTTAATCCTAACTGAATAAAAATAGATTGCAAATTACTTCTATAATCATTAACTGTTTTTGCTCCATTTTCTAAAACATAACCTACTACATAATTTACTAAGCCGCTTGTAAATATTCTTGTAGTATCATCAATTATGTTTGTAAACTGTAAATTTTTTGCACTTATTGGTTTTATTTTATCATAAACAATTTGACCGCTTAAATTTTTGCTGATTCTTGATAGGTCCCAACCAATACCAAAAACTTTCGCAGGTTGATTCAATAGCCATGCTTTAATTATACTAAAAGGATAGTCACTGCTTTTACGCCATGCATACTCTGCAGGACTACTGTCTCCAAATACAAATCCTAATTTTGTAAACTGTAAAACATGACCACTAGCATAATTACTTGCCAGCGGACTTATTAAATTACCTTCATCATCTACAGGAATATGTTTTGTTAATCCAGGGCGAACAAACCTTTTATCGTAAATAATTGCTTTATTAGGTTCTGCAATTTTTCCTTGCTCTAAATCTTCCCAAAGAATAAGATTATTATTTGTGTAAGGTGCAGGTCCGTATACATCGTCCCACCATTTTGGCTTGACTGAAAATCCTAACATCTCCCACGGATGTGTATGCGGACGATCTGTATCGTATGCTTCTTGATAAACTTCTCTCCAAAAACCTGCAAGTGTTTCACCGTTAGGTCCTGACATGCGTGAATAGTTAAATGTGAAGCTGTTTGTTTCATTCCAATTACTATTTGTTGTATAATCTACTGTGCCTAAGCTCTCACTCCATCTTACAAAGTCTCTGATTAAAACATTATCAATTTGCTTTTTTGTAAACTTTGTATTTCTATATTTGCTAGGAATAAAGTCTTTTACATTTAATTCTTCGTGTGTAGACACTTTTATATTATTATAGATTCTTTTTTCTAATTCTAAAATTAGATCATCTCTATAGTCATTGTACGCAACAGTCTTACTTCCATCGTGTCCTATAATAACACCTGTATCTACTAGGTAAGTATTATCAACTATTTTTTCAGGTGTATATTTAGGATACAATCCTAACTTTGTAGGTGTAGGTGGAATATAGTTTGCATCTGTCGATTCATATTCATATATTTCAATTTTGTCGCCCTCAGCTTTGGTTGCTGTAATTACAGCAAAACCATCACTATTAAAAGTATAATCTCTACCATAACATAATTGCACTCCATTCTGATAAATTAATACTGCTTTTTGACTTAACTTTGTAATATCAAAAACTTCTGAAAGACTGAAAAAATTATTTTCTATGTCATATACTATAAACTCTAATCTCTTGTTACCTTGATAAGGTACCATATCACTAAAATAAAACGGACTTGTACTAGGTTTATCTTTAAATATTTCTTGTAAAATTTTATCAACATGTGCTTTACTAGTTCCATCAAAACCAAGTGTTTCAGACACCCTAATAAACTCAGATTTAAAACTTCTGTATTCATTTTGTGCAAACTCTAGTGCTTTGACTATGTTTGCATCTCTATCCGCAATATGATAAAGTGGTAAACTTATAGGTCCTGCGTGTTGTACAAAGTTCTTGCCTTTTCCTGTAACATTTCCTAGATTATCTAAATTACTCGGCCCAGGAAATGTGCCATTAAATTCTTTTAAATCTTCTATCATACTAAACACATGATCTGTAATATTACCTAGTGTAAAAGAAGATAGATCTTCGTTGTTACTATTTCTTTCTAAGTTTATAGGAAAGTCATAAGCACCATTTGCATTTTTTTCTGTTGCACTTTTTGTTTTGATAGTAACGACATCACCACTGTCTAAATTAGAATCAAATTTAACATATGCAATACCGTCTTGTCTTATTATACTGTAATCAAATCTATGGATGCTGTTTACAAATACTGCTTCATCTAAATCATTTAAATCTCCGCTTTTGTCATATACGTCAATAGCAAAAGTAGTAGCAGGTGTATCTACATCATATTGTCTCACAACCTTCTGCGTGGTTAGTGTGTCGGCTTTCTGCCAGCCGTTTTTATAATCAAAATCAGTTCTTGTTTTATACTTTCTTAAAAATCCTGTTCTTGTTTCTACATTGTTTACTTCTGTAAGAACTTGGTACGTAAAAGTATCACTTGTAAGATTAAAATCAAATTCGATATCACCTACGTTTTCAATAGCACGATATGAAATAGGAAATCCTAATTCTACATCATTTGTTCCTGTGCCCTGTCTATAAGAAAATAGTTTTGTGCCTTTGAATGACGAAGCAGTGTACATACTTTCATCTGCAAACCAGTTTCCATCTCGGTCATACATATCAAACAATGGTTGTTGATTGGTCTGTGATTTAATTTGACCTAACTTCCATTTATTTTGTGTGTAATAATAATTTTTGCCAGCATTTTCTGTACCTCTTTTAATAAGAACTACATCATTTTCTTGCGGTTGTACTGTGTCCTCTACTAGAGCAATTTGCGGTACATCACTGTTGTGTTCTATAAACTTTACAGTATAAATTTTACCATTCGCTCTGATATCAGTATCACCAGTAAACAATATTTTCATACCGTCTGTTATTGTTACTCCGTCAATTACATAACCATTAGCACCTTCTATGTCTGAAAAGATATCTGTTGTAAGTGTATCAACAAGATCAATATCTGTTGTATTTGCAAAGGTACCAAAATTCCATAATTTTATTCCTGCATCAAACTCAATAATAGGACGCTTCGCACGTTGATCTTGATCAATATCTACAAAACGCTTGTTAATTTCTGCTGTCTTTTCGATTACGTTTTTGTGAAACCATTTATTATTTCTTGCCCAAGGATTTCTATCTGGTGAACATCTGTTCATTACAATGTAATCTTTTACAGCAGGATAACTAGCGGCATTACCAAAAGGCAATGCGTCAAAACTATTGTTATCAAACTGAACAGGAACATCATCAGAATATGCATTGTTTATAGTCAGATCGGAATATTTTACAAGTTCAATTTTATCCCCAACACCTTCTACATACCAATAGTCTTCAGCATATTTTGCAGGTGTAACTTCTCCAACAAATTGAAGTTTCATTCCATTCTGTAACTCGTATCCGCCAGCAGTAAGATATTTTTCTTTACCAATAATTTCTGCTTCAACATCTATTTCTGTTGCTTCATTGACATCACTTATTCTAATAATACCACCGTTTTCAACATTGTTGCTATCGACATAATATAATCTGTTTGGTGCATCTAAAGGAATTGTAAATGTAAATGTGCCTTCTTCATTAATTTCATTTGCACTTAAATTTTCATCTTCGTATAATGTGTCTGCATCAACTGATCTAGACGTTCTTATGCTAAATTTTATATCCGGTGTGCTTACATTAAAAGTATATGTTTGACCTTTGAATAGTTCGATTGTCCTGTTTTTTTCTAAGTTGCCGTTAAAAACAAATGCAGGGCTTTCGCCATCGGAAACACTTACAACATTCCATGTGCTTGTTATATTTCTACTGTTACCAAATACACTAATAGGTTCTGGTCCTGTTGGTAGCCAATAGTATTCTCTAAAGTTTACTAGTTTGTCCCAATCAATATTAGGGTTCCATGCATGGTATTCTGCACTATTTAATCTGTCATGGTTAGTAACATCTCCTCCAAAGTTCTTAATTTGATTAATATAATCATTATAGTCTTTAAAGAATGTTATGTTATCTAAAGTGTCTTTTGTTACTACAGATGGTTCAAATTGATAATCTTGTCTTTCTTTTGATACAGCACCTATATAGTTGTCTGATGTTCTATAAGACTTTGTAAATTTACTACCATAATACCCATTAATCTTTTCAACAACTCCAGGTTGTAGTACTTGATCAAGTGTTGCATCTAAAAATTTTGTATTTTTAGGAGTTCTGAAATATTTAGGAAGCAAGTCTTTAGACTTGCGATTTCTCTTTCCGCCTGCAGGTAATGCACTTTCGTTTTGATCGTTATCGAATGCCATTAGTAACCATATCCTCCGCCACTACTGCCGCTACTGCCGCTACTACTGCTACTGCCGCTAGAACTACTGCTAGAGCTACTGCTAGAGCTACTGCTAAAACTATATCCGCCGCCTGATTGTGTTGAACTTGATAACGTAGTACTTTGTACGCCTGCATTTGCTGTAACACTTGCACTTACTACATTTCCTGATGCTTTTAGTTTACTTGCTGTTAATGAATCTATAATTTCTACATCAGCTACAGACGCTGAACTAATAAAAATTTCATCTGATTCAGCTTTTATTTCAAACAAACTACCAAAAGTTTGGTTATCTGATTTAGGAACAATTACAACATTTACAATATCAGGAGTAAGTTCATTCATGATATATGTTGATAGTTCAGTAAAATAAAATGCTTCACCAAATTCCCAATTATCTAAAGTGAAAAATTGATTAATTGCATTTATAACTCTTGTTTTAATATCGTTGTCATTGACAACCACATCTGGATTTTTAACTATTTTAAATGTTGCTTGCAATGCTTCGTCCGCTTTTGTTCCAAATAAAGGTTTGTATTTTACAGGATGATATATTACTTCATCACTTATACTTTTAATTTTTTGTAAGTCTGCACCGTAATTATAATAAAGTTGATCTGAGCTAGGTGGTAAAGGTTTTGCAACTATATCTCCCTGCAACCATCTTCTATAGTTTATGTCATAGTTTCTTGTTAATAGATACATATCCATTAAATTTGTGCTAGAAGGATCAATTCTTGTATTGTAATCAGCATTATGCACATAATGGAATTTAATTCCTTGTCTGCCAACAAACCCTAAGTAGTCGTTTATAACTGCAATATTCTTTTTGTCATCACTAAGTTTATAAAACAAATTAGTGTCTTTGATGTAAAAAACTTGTCCTGCTGTGTATTGGCTGTATGCTCCTATACCGCCTAACAATTCAAATATTTTGATAGTTTCATCTGAATTGTCCATAAATTTATAATCTTCTACTCCATCACTGCTAGTAAATTTTTCTAAGAAAATAATTTTTTTCAAACTATCTGTATCTTCAGCAACAATGTCTAAGAAACTATCTGGATTATCAACTACTCCATCATCGTCTGCATCAAAAAATCCGACTTCAACTTTTTTACTATTGACATAACCTTCTGCATCTCTGTATTCTTTAACAATTTCAAAGTTATATCCTAATGTAAAAGGATTTGTTACATCTGGTTTGTTATTAATATTCAAAACTTCAATTTTGTCTTTTACTACTGTACCAGATTTGTTATCATAAATTTTATCAGAGCTGTCATAGTAGAATTTGATTTCTTTATCGCTTTCAAAAACATATCTCAATGCTCTATAGGTTATAGTATATTTCTCGCCATCTGTTTTAAAATATAATAACCAACTAGCATCTAAGTTTTGATTACTTACATCTCCTGTTTTACCTTGACTAAATTTGCTTACTGTATCTAAATTTTGATTAGTAATTACACGCCATTCTCTTGTTGTTACGTCATAGCGTAAACCAAAAGTATTTGTTGCGAATGCTTGATCTACAATTTGTGTTTTCACACTATCAGTGATAACATTTGCTAACTTAGGTTTTATTTCCTGTAGTATAGGTGCAGTGTCATATGCTTGTGCAGGATTAGCAGGATCAGGTATAATATCACTTAGTACTATAGGTCCAAGTCCACTGTCAGCAACTGTTGTTCCGTCTGTTACTACACTTATAACTTTTGTCCAAATATATTCACTAGCAAAAGGATGATTTGCAGGGCCACTCATCAATTTGTTTTTATCATTAGTCATAAAATGATATCCAGTAGGTGCAACAAATTTTACTAAAGAACCTGCTTCGATATATTTTAAATTATTTGCTGTAAATGCACCAACCTTAAACTTTTCTTCACTACTATTAATAAAGTATCCAGTGCTTCTATTAGTTTCTTTAGTGCTACTAATCCATTTAGCGCCTATATCACTACCAAATATTTTATTGAAGTTTGCAAGATAGTAATTTTTAATTTTTTGATCTCTTACAATAGGTTCTACAACATTAGTAATGGCACTTTCTATGTCAGTTTGTGTAGCAAAAGTAAAACTATCTTTCAAATCATATTGCTGTTTGTATATAACACCATCATTGCCAAAAAGATTTGTTTTACTATATTTTCCTGTGGCATCTATTAGATCAAAATATCTTGAAATACCACTTGCAACTCTGTTTACTGTTTTTGCTTTTACTATTTCTTGACTTATTCCTAAAGGTGCAACATTATAATCTTCAGCTGTAATCATTCTGTTTTGTGTATAGAATGATGAAGGTGCATTTCTTTTAATATTTTCATTTGTTTCAGAAGGTGCACCGTTACTAACAGTATATTTTAAACTACAAGTTAACTTTAGTGTTTCAGGAACACCTGTTTTGCTAAGATAAGGTATTTCAACAATTATACCGTTCATGTCATTTGGCTTAATTGTTGATAATTGATTTGCACTACTTCTATATACTGCTTTAAATCTTCCTTGCGGCAGATTACCAAAAACGCCGTCACTAAAAACTAAACTTATTCTGTCAGAAACTCTTGTTTTTACTGCATATAAGTTTCTAATGTTTTTATTCAAACTATTGTAAATTACATTATTGCCTTCAACAGCATCTACTTTTGTCCAATATTCTACTTCTTGCCCTTGATTGTTTAATTTAAACAACCAAACATCTTTGTCGTTAATATTTGTTGCGTCAATATCTATTGCTTGATTAGTGCTAGGATTAGTTACACTAAATTGTCCTGAATCTAATGATCCTTGTTTGAATTGAACAAAAAATCCTGTATTTGTACTTCCTGCACCTTGACCATCATTTCTATAAACAGTAGCAAAACTATTGCCAACAATAGGAATTTCTTCTATAATCTGTCCATCGTTCAAATCACTGCTTACTACTTCAAATGGTAAACTTGTACCTTGTACATTTTTTGTAAAACTGTAAATTGGAATATCTGTATTAATTGCATTGAAACGATATTGTTCATTTGGTATGCCATTTACATTTTCTTTTTTAACTGGACTTCCAAATGTACCATTATTAGGTAATGCAGAATTCATTATCTTAATAAACTGCTCATACCAATACTGGTTGCTAGGATCATTCCAAGATACTTTTTGTCTAGATAAGTTAAAATTGTTACTGTCATAGATATCTTCAGATGTTGATACAGCATCAATTTTTAATAAGCCTTGTGCGGCTTGATTACGTCTTGGATTGTAAGATAATAAACGTGCAAGGCGTAAAACACTTTCTCTACGCTCTGCTAGTTCTAAAAAATTTTCTCTAGCGTTCAAGTCAATACGGAAAGATAAGTTTTGACCAAGGAATGCAATTAGGTCAATTAATGCAAGGTATTCACTTGATTCAATATAATCGTTAAAATCCTCAGGATAGTTTTCCCTGAGGTAATTAATCATTGTTCTACGCAAATTATCAAAGTCATAGCTTTGAAATTCTGCATTTCTGTAGCTCTGATAGATACGTTTCCAATCTTCTGCTACTAGTAGTCTATTTTGTCTATCTGTTGATGACATTGCACATTCCTTATCTTACACTGTATTTATTCTACTTGGAAAAGTGCGTACTTAAATCTATGCAGTAAGGCCAGCGGATTGATCAAAATCTAGTTTCATCTTTTCTGAAATATTATATGGCAAATATGTAAGATCTAATTGTATTTGTATACCACTTTCATATGTGTCAACTGCAACACTGTTTACTTGGACTCTTGGGTCGTAGTTTACAATAGTTGTAACATTTTCTGCTATTGCACTTTTTAAGTCTTCTGTAAAAGGTTCGAACAAAGCGTCCCATATAATTGTGCCAAATTCAGGATTTTCTAGTTTTTCACCTTGGCGTATGTGGAAATGATTTAGTATATCCTGCTTTATTAATGCAAGATCGTACAGTGTACCTTGCCTGTTATCTGGATCGACCGTTGATAACCCTCTGTAGGCTTTACTTGCAACTACAGGAGCATCTTGTTGAGATGGTTTTATTGCTATACGCTTATATAAATTCTTTTCCAATGTACTCATATTAGTATTTAACCTATTTTTACTGCTGTAGAACCTGCGGCTCTAGTATGACCGCATGAATCATCATCGCCTTTTCTATTTACTGGCACGCCGCCTATTTTCACAACCGAACTGCCATTTGCAGTTTTTGGACTTGCATGTGGAGGTAAGCCATGTGCCTCAACTGGATCGCCGTCTGTTGCAACAGGTTCGCCACCTATTTTAACTGCTGTTTGTTTTGTACTAGTAATTTTAGCACCTGCATCGTTTTTATCATTTTTTCTGTGTACATCATTTGCCATTATACTGTTGTATCCGATCCTGCTACTGCGGCCGCTGTACCGTCTATAGGCACATCGTATGCAGATGGTACGCTCCAATTTCTGCGTACACTTTTAACATACTGACTTTTACTGTTAAATTGGTAATTACTTACTTTTGCATTATTACCCTGATTACCACCTAAAACTTTAATGACTCCATTTGTTGTAATTTCTTGTATAAATCCTATATGTCCGCCTGAACGTGTTTTAGATTTAAAAATTACCACGTCCCATTTGCGAATATTTTTTGTATCTCGCCAATCTACTTCGCCTCCCCAGCGTCCCCATCCTTGGCTTGACATTGTAGGTGTTCCTTGACCTAAAGGTATGCCTGCTGTGTATAATGCCCAGCTTACAAAAGCCGCACACCAAGCATATGCCATTGAACTGCTGTCTCTAGTATACGCATTACCACAAATTTTATAAGTTTCTAATATTCTAGGATTACCAGGATTTCCTCTTTCTCTCCAATCCTGTGTTAATACATTTGATAAAACTGCATCAAGTTTTTCCCAACCTGGATTTTCGGGTATATCTCCTGGAGTAATATTTGAATCTAGCGGAGGTAAATTTGAACTGTTAGAACCTGCATAAGATGTTGCACCTGGTCCTGTGCTAGGATAATCGCCTTCTAGGTCTAGATAATTAAATCTTCCAGCTTCTAATAAATCATTCCATTGTTCATTATCTTGAATAAGTGAAGGACTTACAACTGGACTAAATGGTATTACTATTTGACACATATTAAACTCCTATCGTTGGTGATCTAATCCAATCAGGATCAAACGTACCATCTGGCAAATACTTGGCCTGCAAATAACTTTGGTCTTTAGGATATCCTAAATTATAACCGCCTTCGGTTCCTGCGATAGCCATTCTAAAGTTACCAAGTGTACCCCTACCAAAATCTTTATAACGTTCTTTTAAGTATGCCGCTGTTACTGCAACACTTTTTTCAACATCTGTAAGTAGTATTGTTGGATCGTCTACAATTTCTACACCAAATGGATTTGTGGTTGATATAAGACTATCTTTTACAAGCCCTGCAAGTTTACCATATCTTTGGTAATTTGCTTTCCCTGTCAATTGGATTAATCCTCTACCAATATATTTGCCGCCATCTCCGGGTGCTTTGTTACCCATGCCTGGACCTATTTTACTTTGATATCCATAAACTAATTCAAAGAACAATGTTTTGTCTTTTTTGATTTCTGTAAGTTCAGCATCACTAACTGTTCTTGCCGCAGAGAAAATACTTCTAATTCTATCATTAGCAGTTCCGCCATAACCTGATTCAGTTTTTAATTGCAAGCCCGATTCTGTTTCTGCTGTAGCAATCGCGGCATAAACTTGCTGTTCGTTAAATCCTACTGCAAATAAAGCACTTGCAAATTTTCTTGAAAGTTCTTGCTTACTAATTTTGACTGCTGGCGGATCTTCTGGTATGTCACTTGCTCCTGTAGGATCAAATCTTGCACTACCTTCTCCAACTTTTCCTGTGTCGTTATAACTGTTAGGTTGGCTTCCTGGTGTTCTAACAACTCCACCTGGACCCCTATTGAATGTGTCAGGTGTGCTTGGTGGATATGTTTCTGGTTGTGTATTACCTGCTCTAATATTATCTGAACTATATTTTACTGGATCATAATTTTCGTGTTCAAACCAAGGTTCTTGTGAAGGAATTCTTGATGTTGTCAATGCTTGTTCTGGTGGTGTAGGATCAACTACAACTGGTGCTGGCGGAATAGTTGCCTCTTGTGGTGATTGAGGTGTTGATGGTATAATATTTTGTATGTCAATGTTACTGCCGTCTGAATACAAATATAAACTGCCACCAGCATGATTACTTACATTGGCATCTGATCTTAATTTTAAATCGCCAACTGCTTTTGCATGTAAAATATTTGCACTTTCTATACGTGTTGCAAGTTCACTTTTTTGATCATAGTTTCCTTCAGCAAGTATTTTAATATTGCCTAGTGTTTTTAGATCATAATCTCCGTCTGTTGTAACCTTGACATATGCACAGCCTTCTATACCAACTCCTGTTGCACTACCAAGTGCAAGATTTTCGTTGCTCATAACACTTTGTTGTGCGCCTGCAACAATGCTACCATTGTTTTGTGCATATAATACAAGATTAGCATTACTGTTAATACTACTATCTTGACCACTGTTTACACTCCATTGTGTACCACTAATCATATTAGTGCTATCAATAGAACTTGTTTTAATTTTATTTGCTACAATGTTTAAATTTGATCCTGCTGTTATATTCACATCATTATCAGCGGTAAAATTTATATCTTCTTGTGTGTGAATACTAATACTGTCTTTGGCATAAATGTCAATTTTTCCATTTGATGTCATTTCGATCCAACTTGTACCTCTGCTATTACCGATGTATATTAGATCTTCTGTATTGTGTAAAAGTATTTGATGTCCTGTTCTGGTCTGTAGGCGCAATAACTCGTTGTGAGGCAGTGTGGGATCACCTCCTGTTTCACCTGCTTCTAAGTTAATATATTCTAAAGGTTTTTCCCAAGGCTTTCCTGTTCTTAAAAACTTATCGTCACCGTCATCCATAACAAACGATGAACCGCCTAATCTGCTTTTATACCAATTAGTTTTGTTGCCTCTAGGACCAATGTCTGCTTTTGGTGCGCCATCTCTTTTATCTAATGGTCCGGGTGTACTCCAGCCAAACACACTACTAGGAATTTCTCGTCTAGCACTAGAACTTGTTATTCCCCTTGTTTCATCTTCAATAAGGCCACGCTTGATATATCCTGCTAACAAATCTAAATGAGCTGGTTTAGGAAATGCTGTTGGTTCATTGTTTACACCTGTTGTAGTTAATTTGTTGTATTCAGCCGCAGGTGCTTTTTTATCAAAATCTTTTACTGTTGATGTTGCCGCATACCCAGGAACCATAAAGTTCATATATTCGTCTTGAATACAGCCTATCCAATAGCAGTTACTACTATTGCCTTCAGCAAAAATTACAAGTACTTTTGTTCCTGGATCAGGCGGTACTGCCCAAAATCCTGAACTTTGTTGTGAATTTCTATAGCCTTCGTTTCTGCTACTTGCATTTACACTAGTTACATTATAAAAAGGACTTAAATATTTTGCTTCAAACAACTGTCCTGTAGTTTCTGGTTGGTTACCACTATCTGTCTGCTTTAACAATTCAACTTGCAATCTACCCATATACTGTGAGTCTAAAACATTAACTACAATAGCTTCAAAAGGTCCAGAACTTTCGACCCTCATTTTATCTTCAATAGTTCCGAATCTAGTTCTTATATCACGGTTTGGATTTCTTGCCATTATTTTAATCTCTCATTTAATGCCCTGATTGCCGCCGCTGAATCTGTTGCCGCTTGTTCAATTGCATTAGGAATATCTACTGGTACTCTACTTAACTGATCTTGTATGTTTCCTGTTTGATTTCCGAGATATCCTAAAATATCTTGCCCGTCTAAACCTAATTGGTTTAGTGTACCTGTAAGTTTACCGTCAATGGTACTAGTTATATCTTGAATAGTTGCAGATGCACCTATCATAGATTGGAAGTCCATGCCCACTTTAACAAGATTTCCTGCATCAAGCGCCGCTTGAGCGCCTGTTAATGCGTCACTGATTCTGCCAAATGCTTCTAATGCTCTGCTGTCTAAATTTTTCTTTTGTGCCTGTATAACACTATTCAAACTATTATATCCTGGTAAAATGTCTTTTACTGCATTAAGATAACTTTCATAGTTTGCTTCTATGCCTGCTGTAGCGGCCGCTTCAGAAACTTTATTACCAAATTCAGTCACTTTATCGTTGAGTGCCTTGGTAGGATCTGTCACAGGTACAAGAGCACCAATATTAGCCTTGCCATCATTTTGATATTGATTGTTTAATCTTACCATTGAAAGAGTTTGCGTAAATTGATTACCTGATATTCTATGTACTACTTTAGGCACATAGTATATTCCGCTGTATTGATCTACAACAATTAAATCCTCAGGAAAAATATAACTACCATCTAACGGGTTCAAATCAACAGGAGACCTAAACATTAAATTTATATGTACTTGGCCGTTTGTATGATTCAAGTGTCCGTCTTTATTCATGTTTGTATAACTTGTATCTTTAGCGTGATAATTTCCAATTCCGCTATCACTAATATAAAACGGATCCCCCATTATTGTCATGTCTACTCTAATCAGACCCGCAGTATCTGAATGCATTAATCTATCATTGAATTGCCTTGCAACACTTATTGCACTATTATCTAATCCTGCACTTTGTCCTCCAGATGACGTGCCAACTACTTCTTTGCTTTTAGAGCCATCTTCGCTGTCGGCAGTACTACTACTTCCACTACCGCCAGATGATGTCGTAAGTTGCACATCTGGAGCACCAGCTGTCATTTGATTACTTGCTCCTTGAGCAGTGTTAGCATTGTTAGATCCTCTATCAGCTACAACAGGATGAACAAAAGCGTAATCGTATCTAATTTCAAAATCTAAAATGTCTTTGTTTTTGCCTGTGTAGATATAATTGTATTGTTTTGCTACATCACGTTTTAGTTCACTTACTCCTACACTAGGATCTTTAGGATTTGCAAATACACTATGATGAACTTTGTATGGAACTACTCTGTAAACATAAAGTTGAGGATAATTTCCACTACGTTTTAATTCTTCATCATCTGGTATAATATAAAGATCAGGCTCTATTCTAAACCAATCAATCATGCCTTGTGGATCTTTTAGATCTTGTAATTGGTTTAATAAGTTTCTTCCATATTCACTTGTAATAACAACTTCTTCTACTATTTCACTTATTTTTGTGCCACCTTTAAATTTAAAAACTCTAACATCATCGCTAACTTGTAATGCACTGTCTGTTCTATTAAATATTTCATATTTGTCTTTAAATTCTTGTTTAGCGTTTGTTTCAGCATTTTCTTGTTCAGAAACAAAACTATCTAGGCTTTGTCCTTTTCTAAATGCAGGCGGATTCATAGGCTGAATACCTGCCTCTACCGGATCTCCAATAATTTTTCCGGTACCTATTTTGTTTGCACTGTAGTCACTACCTGCATATTTTTTAAACATAAATTCTATTTTTTTTGCATTGTCTGCATTATTAGCTAGGTTTGCATAATATTCACCAAATGTGCTAGGTACTTCTGCATCTTGGCTTCCTACTATACTTTGATAAAGTGCTTCCATTCCTGTTCCTGAATATATAGGTCCTGACGGATCATAGTCTGGACCGTCATATCCTACAGTAGCAGATCCTACATCCTCTCCCGATCCACCAAATGCATCTAGTCCACTATCTTGACTGCTTGTATCTGAAGGGAAAACAATTACATATTGATCAGGTGTAACAATTTGATCTTTGCCTGCAAGTTCTTGTAAACGTTTATTCATTAATTCAGTTAGACTTTCGCCTCCTGTCTGCAAAATTTCTCTAACTGTCCTACCTTTAAGTGCAAGATCCGTTTTAATTTGTGTAACGCTGTCAGTCAGTGCAGAATCGTTGTATGCAATAGCAGTCATTGTATAAGTTGTACCGCCTTCGTTAGTTGCCATTTGTCCTGTAGTTAATTTGACTGGAAGCATTCTACGTGCATATGGTACTTCTTGTTCTTCACCGTCTACATTATATCCTTTGAAATCTAGCTGAAAACAAAATGGTGCAAGAGTGTAATCTGCATAGCCGTTTTCCAATGCCGCTACTTTTAGTGCTTGAAAAAATAATCCCATGCTATATGGTTCTGAAACTGTAAAATCAAATTTTGCGGCATTAGATGTTCTACCTCTTGCGTTTGGAGCCATTGTGCTACTAAATTCAAAATCTTCTATAAAGAATTCAACATTTGCACCTAATGCTTGTTCGATTCTTGTTTTTGTTTTTCTGTTTGCTCCGCCACCACTACGCAAAACAACAGTTTTCAGTCCTGTTTTTCTAAATGTGTTGTTAGGATCATTTATTTCTTTAGGTGAAAGACATGCTAGTGTAATAATACAGTTAAAACTTGCAAACGGTTCTAATTCATTTGGCCAAGGCGGTGCAGAAACTCCAGGCACTAGTGTACCTGCTTTTGTTGTAAAACTAATTGGACTAGGCTTAGCCGGTAAGTTACTTTTTAACATTTCAGGAGACATGCTTGCAAAATTTTCACCTGGTAAATTTAATCCTGGAATGTTAGGTATGTTAATATTTGCTTCTGCCTTGAAGTCATTCATTGTTTTTTCAAGACCTGCACGTATGTTTGCTCCAATATCAGGAAGCTGATTTGTTAAACTTTCAAACTTTTTTGTAACATTACCTAATAAGGCAGTAAAGCTCATTTGTTATACTCCTAATATTTCTTTAAGAGCAGGTCCTTTAGGAAGAAAAATTTTTGTTCCTGCTTCTATATCAAAAACAGGATCTTTAATAGTGTCCATATTTCTTTGTGCAAAAACCCACCATAGTTTTGAATTGCCGTATAAGTCATATGCTAATAAATCTGGACGATGTGTATACTGAGGTTCAATTTCATAAAGGACATCGTCTGCTTCGGCAGGCACTGGTCTAATTGAAAGTATTGACAAATACTGTCCGTTTTGATAACCAGTATTTTTCCAAGGACTTGTATTACCGTATGTAGCTGGCATTATAAAAATCCTCTCTTACTAATCAGTTTACCATTTACAAAATCATTCATATTAAACTGTTCAACATGTGTTCTGCTGTATACAGGTTGTACAGTTACAGCAATTAAACTTTGCGCTGGTACCCATGTTCCAGCTTTTGCTTCATTACTAGGTTCAGCACCTTGTATATTGGTTTTAAAATAATCAACGTCTTGAGGCATATCAATATTGAAACTTGTTATAACACAAGGTACATTTTTAAATACGTATTCTCCGTAACCATTTAGTTTTACTATTACTGGCGGATTTCCTGAATTTACTCCGTTGTCTCCATAAAACATTTTTGTTGCTGTACGTAAAAATGTTACAGCGGCGACCCAATATTCTGCATCTTCATTAGTTTCTGTAAAAAAGTCTCCTGAAATGGTAATAGCGTCCACAGTGCTGTTTCCATAATTGTAAAAAGGATAATTACTATGTACTGGTTGCATTGCTGAATAGCTTGCGCTGTGTGAAAAGATCACACTTGGTGTAAATGGGAATATCATACGATCACCTGTAACACCCAAAGGTTTTAACAAAGGCGATTCTAATTCTTTAATAATAGGGGGAACACTTAAAGAAACACGCCAATCATTGTTGTTTTTACCATCTGCAATGATTGCCTCAGTATTAGTTTTGAACTGAGGAACACCATCAGAAGGCAAATTTTTGCTTCTGACGCCTTTCATGAATCCTTTGGAAGTACCATTACTAAACGGCACTAGAGACTTGGTTTTCTCTCTAATTTCGTTTTGTATGGTTCCACGTATATCACGTGCTACGTTACCGATCAAGTCTTTAAACATAAGATATCTCCTACTACATTATTTAGTTGACTTTATTAACTGCGTAGTTTATAATGTACTTATAAAAATTGGAGAAATGATGAGAAAAACAAATTACCTTAACAACAAAGACATACTTAAAGAGATACACAAGTCCAAAAGTAAGTTCTGTAGTTTTACAGATACGGACTATAATCAATATGATATAATCTTACCAAGCATTGAAAAAATTAACATTAGAACTATAGCAGAAGCAAAACGTAACAAGGCAAAAAGACTAGGACAACAAGATTTTGAAGCACGTAAAGCAAACGGCGAAAAAATAAAACAAGCAGAATGCGAAGTAGACTACAGAAAAATTACAAAAGAAGAATTAATTTTTAGAGTAATGACATTTGATCATATTCCAGATGATCCTACACGCAAGAAAAATCCTAAAACTGTAGCAGACACAAAAGTAAAACTTAACTTTCCTCCATTTGTACATTATAAATTTAACGATGCAGGTGAACTTATTGTTGTTGGTAAAAGTCATTGGATTGGTGGTATGGAAAACGGTTACTTCTCAAAAGATCACGGGCAAGCAACAAATAAACTTGCAATGATGTGGATGAAATTGTGTGATCGCTATGCAACACGAGGCAATGTGCGTGGGTACACATACAATGACGAAATGCGTGGACAAGCAATACTGCAACTTGCACAAATTGGTCTACAATTTGACGAATCTAAGTCAAATAATCCGTTTGCATACTATACTGCGGCTGTAACCAACAGTTTCGTACGTGTAATCAACATTGAAAAGAAAAATCAGAACATTAGAGACGATATTCTAGAAATGAATAATATGAATCCTAGCTATACTAGACAACATCAAGGCGAATGGGAAGCTTCTAAGAAAAGACAAGAAGAATTAGGACAAAACACTTGACATTGTTGAACTTTTAGTATAATATAGTAAAAAATTATGAGAGGATTCAACTTTGTTTAAGAAAGCGGCTGTCTTTACGGATATTCATTTCGGCCTTAAAGGCAACTCTAAAGTTCACAACGACGACTGTGAGCATTTTATTGATTGGTACATTGAGCAAGCCCAAGCAAACGGGTGTGAGACTGGCATCTTTTGTGGTGATTGGCATCACAATCGTAACAGTTTAAATCTTACAACAATGGATGCTACTATTCGTAGTTTAGAAAAACTAGGAAAAGCATTTGATAAATTTTATTTCTTTGATGGTAATCATGATTTGTACTATAAAGATAGGCGTGATGTAAATTCTACGAGATTTGCTCCGTTTATTCCTGGTATTACATTTGTAGATGAAATTACTACTATTGAAGACGTTACACTTGTACCTTGGCTAGTAGGCGACGAGTGGAAAAAAATTGAAAAAATTAAATCCAAATATATGTTTGGACATTTTGAATTGCCAAACTTTTACATGAATGCTATGGTACAGATGCCTGATCATGGAGAACTAAAAGGCGATCATTTTAAAAATCAAGAATACGTGTTCTCAGGACACTTTCATAAAAGACAAGTTCAGGGTAACATTCATTATATCGGTAACGCATTTCCTCACAACTATGCAGATGCATGGGACGACAAACGAGGTATGATGATACTTGACAGAGAAAACGATAAAGAACCAGAATTTTTAGACTGGCCGGATTGTCCTAAATACAGAACTACGACATTAAGCAAACTGCTTGATCCTAACAGTGAAGTTGTTAAACCTAATATGTATCTACGTGTTACACTAGATCTGCCAATTAGTTATGAAGAAGCGCAGTTTATTAAAGAAACATATATTAACAACCACCAATGTAGAGAGATTACACTTATTCCTCAGAAACAAGTTGAGGAAATTAGTACAGAACTTGATATAAGCAAATTTGAATCAGTTGATGAGATAGTATCAAAAGAGATTGCCGCTATTGACAGTGACAATTTTAATAAGAAAACACTGCTAGACATATACAGCGAGCTATAATGATAAAAGTAAAAGATTTAACAGTAAAAAACTTTATGAGTGTGGGTAACCAAACCCAAGCGGTTGACTTCAATAAGGAGCAACTCACACTCGTGCTTGGTGAAAACTTAGATCAGGGAGGTGACGACCAAGGCTCAAGAAACGGTACAGGTAAGACAACCATTATCAATGCGTTATCATATGCCCTGTACGGCCAAGCACTGACCAACATCAAACGGAACAATCTTATCAACAAGACAAATTCCAAAGGTATGTTGGTCACCTTACACTTTGAGAAGGACGGTGTTGACTATAGGATTGAGCGAGGACGCTCTCCTAACGTGTTAAAGTTCTATATCAATGACCAAGAGCAGGAAATGCTCGATGAATCGCAAGGTGATAGTCGCAAAACGCAAGAGCAAATCAATACGTTGTTGGGTATGAGCCACGATATGTTCAAACATATTGTTGCACTAAACACATACACTGAACCGTTTCTTAGTTTGAAACAGAACGATCAACGTGCAATTATTGAACAGCTCTTGGGTATTACAATACTTTCAGAGAAAGCAGAAAATTTAAAAGAACATGTACGTCAAACAAAAGAAAAGATTACATCAGAAACACTAAAGATTGAAGCAATACAAACTGCAAACAGTAAAATTGAAACTACTATAGATAGTTTAAAAAACAATCAACGTGCTTGGAATAGCAAACAGTCACAGGACATAGAAAGATTAACAAAAAGTATTGAAGAGTTAGAAAAACTTGATATCGATCAAGAGCTTGAAGCACATGAAAAATTACAAAACTGGAGTGAACAGAGTAATGCAATAACGGCTCTTAATAAAGAAAAAAGCACACTAGAGAGTGCATTACTACGTGCTACTAAGTCTGTAGAAAAAGCAGAAAAAGACATCGCAAATCTTGAAGATGCTGTGTGTTATACTTGTGGACAAGCATTGCATGACGACAAAAAAGCAGAAATTGAATCAAGAAAAACAAAAGAGTTGAACGATGCAATGGCATATCAAACTGAGGTTGCTGATAAACTTGAAGATATCTTAAAAGGACTAGATGAAATTGGTGATATCAACGGACGTCCTACTACATTTTATGAAACAATGCGTGAAGCATACGATCATAGAACTAATGTAGACGGATTGCGTAACACTCTTACTTCAAGACAACAAGAAACTGATCCTTACCAAGCACAAATTGACGAACTTTCAACTACAGCAATGCAAGAAATTGATTGGACGCCTGTAAACGAACTTACAAGTTTACAAGAACATCAAAATTTCTTGTACAAATTGCTAACAAACAAAGATAGTTTTATACGTAAGAAAATTATTGATCAAAATTTAGCATATTTGAATAATAGACTTACATATTATCTTGACAAACTAGGATTACCACATCAAGTAGAGTTTCAAAATGATCTTACTGTAATGATTACACAACTTGGACAGGATTTAGACTTTGATAACTTGAGTAGAGGTGAAAGAAATAGACTTATTCTTGGTATGAGCTTTGCATTCCGTGATGTTTGGGAAAGTTTATATCAAAATGTTAACCTATTGTTTATTGATGAGCTTATTGACAGCGGTATGGACACTGCTGGTGTTGAAGGATCGCTTGCTGTAATCAAAAAAATGGGTAGAGAGCGACACAAAAACGTATTTTTGATTTCGCACAAAGACGAATTAGTTGGTCGTGTAAACCATGTTATGAAAGTTATCAAAGAAAACGGGTTTACAAGTTACGAAAATGATATAGAAATTATAGAATGATTGAAGACGATACACACGACAAATTAACAAAGGCATATTTAGAATATTACAAGGCAAATGAGAAATTTGAGGCGGCAAATTCCGTGCGAACACACAAAACAGTCAGAAGATGGCTGAGAGAGATACGTACTCTTGCTAAAAAACGCATGGACGAAATACACGAACACCATAATACAACAAGGCAAACCAAAAAAGACCAGGAACAATCATAGGCAACGGTATATAAGTTCATGCATTGGACTTATCAAGACAAACAAGTAGATACTATTTCAGAAGAATATGAAGGATTTGTTTATCTTATTACCAATACAACAACTGGGCAAAAATATGTAGGCAAAAAACTTGCAAAATTTAAAACTACAAAACCACCCTTAAAAGGCAGAAAAAATAAAAGACGAGGCTACAAAGAAAGCGACTGGAGAGACTATTGGGGATCTTCAGATAGGCTACAAGAAGATGTAGACAAGTTAGGCCCAGACAAATTTACAAGAGAAATACTTTATTTTTGCAAATCACGTGCAGAAATGAGTTACATAGAGGCTAGAGAGCAATTTGACCGCCGTGTATTAGAGACGGATGAGTATTATAACGGTATTATTAATGTTAGAGTTGGCGGTTCTGACAAATTGCGCAAGGCATTATTAGAAAACAAGTAGGCAAGCAAGGACACTGTTTGATCGAGGTTGCTCGATCCGCTTTGAGGTGTATCTTTACATCAGATTCTAGCGAGTCCATTAGGCTGTATGCTACAAAAACCCCTTAGCACTGGAACGAAGCGGGGGATATTACGGTGTAGCGTATATTTTAAGAATATACGGTATAGCGTAAGATGTCGATGTAGGTTGGGAAAGGTCAGAGCCCAGTAGCATAGTCAAATACCTACTTCCATGTCTCGGCTGGAGCGAACTCACATGAAGCTCAAGAGACGACGGAGCCGCTGTATAGGTTCCGTCTGACTGAAACAATCTACATGAAACTTAGACGCATTACTACGTAATGCGTATTTTCCATAATAAACTACATCATTCATACGAAGTATTATAGTTTGAGCGTAAGCGAAAACTTGTTTCGTGTAACGAAACACATAAATACACTTATATAATACTTTAGGAAGTAAAAAATGAAAGTTTATCAAATCACAGAAGAACGTGTTGACGAAAAACCTACAAGTGGCATTGCTAACTTTGGTAAAAAAGTTTTAGGTAAAGCCGCAGGTGCTGTAGGAATGAGTGGAACCGCTGGTAGAATGGGCGGAAGCGCAGAAGTTGGCAGTAAAGCAAACGAATTATACAAATCACTTGCAAGGTGGCAAGGTATTAACGGCAAAAATGACAAAAACATGACAGCCGCTGATCTTACAGCATGGGCAAACCAAGAAAAGTTGGATGTAAGAAAGATTACAATGCCTGATGGTATACTTCCTAAGGCTAAACTAATGGATCTTGTGAAAAAAATCGCGGCCAGCGCCTTGACAGGCGGTAATGTGGGGCAAGATGCGCCCGCAAGCGGCGGTGCCGCACAAGGTGGCGGAGCAATAAGCCAAGCAATTGGTGCATTACAAAAAAGCACAGGCAAACCTGGCAGTAATAATACTCCAGGTAACGCTGAGCCTGCGGCGGCAAGTCCACAGAGCCAAGCACAGCCGGCACAAGCACAAGCGGCAAATGTAAAACCAATGACAAACAAGCAGGGTATTCCACCTAACATACAAACTATGTTAGATAAACTTACTCCAACTGAGAAAAAAGCGTTAGCAGGAGCAATATAATGAAATTAAGTGAAGTAACAAGTTATAATTTACGTTCTGCAACAATTTTAAACGAAGGTTGGCAGGATCTTACAGAATCACAAAGAATTTATGTAGGCCGTTGGGAAAAAGAACTATGGCCACTACTAGAACAGTACACAAAAGTTGCAGAAGCAACACTTACATCAGATCAAATTGATGCAATTTTCAAAGGTGCAGAAGCACAAGCAATGGCAAGCGGTAATAACAAGACTGCTCTTGGCAAAGGTGCTAGTGCGGCCGCGGCAGTTGCTAAACTTCCTGTTGATCTTGCAAAAGCAGTTGACAAAAAAATTAATGAACTAGGCAAATTAGCTCAAAATGCCGGACCTGTAAAAAATATGGATCAAAAGTTTGAGCAACTTAAGAAAGATATTACAGCAAAAAACAGCGACAGCAAAATTGTACAAGGTATACAAAAAGTAAGCGACTGGGCAAAAGAAAATCCAGGCAAAGCTAGTATTGCTGTAGGTATTCTAACAACTATTGCGGCTTTCGCAGGTGGTCCTGCAGGTGGTGCCGCGGCAGGTTTAGTATTACGTGCTTCAAAAGATTTATTACAAGGTGAAAAACTTTCAACAGCAGTTGGTAAGTCAGTCAAAACAGCGGCATATGGTGCTCTTGCTGGTATGGCGATCCAAGGTTTAACAGATAATATGATTGATAACATTGCAACTGGTAGTGAAGCAGAAGCAGAAGCAATGATGGACGCTTTTGAAAAAGCCAACTTCAATGATGCAGTAGATGGCGCAATAGCAGATGCAGGATTTGATGCAGGTGTGCTTGATGGTGCTCAGAATTTAAAGATGTCTGGTAATATCAACGGGTTCTATTACAATTATGATATGACAATGACTGCTGATCAAGTTGCACAATATAAAGCATTGGCTGATGCGGCGGCAAGTGCAGAAACATTTAGTCCAGAATATTACAAAGCGGCAGGCGAACTACACGGATTTTTAGCAACAACACAACAAGCAAACGAAAACCTAACTGCTCTTGCACAAACAATTAAAGAAATTCCAAAAGATATGCTTACAAGCGATCAAATAGAACAAGCGATTGCTGTTCTTGATAATGCAGATGAAGCAATTGAAAAAATTATGGACATTGGCGGCGCAACAGCGGCGGCGGCACAAGGTGCTATGGCAACAGTTGATGATAAAAACAAAGAAATGCACAAGGTCAAACCAATTGATCCAAAAGAAAAGGAACAACTTGAATTAGATCTTAAAGGTGGCAGTGATAAAAAAGAATCGCTGTCAATGGAAGAACGTTTTGAATTGTTTTTGATAGAAAAAGATCCTGCACAAGGAGAATTACCTCTCGATAATCCAAACTCAATGGGTGCAAAAGCAAAGCGTGGAATTGGAAGTGCATTAGGTAAAGTAGGTGGCGCTATCAAAAAAGGTGCAGGTGCTGTGGCAGGCGCGGCTAAGAGCGCAGGAAAAGAATTAGGTAACAAAGTCACTTACAATAAACTAATGAAGTCATGGAAAGATGCAGGTAGTCCAACAGATTCAGCAAGTGTTATGAATATTTTACAAGATGCAGGACTAAGCAACGATCAAATTACTACTATTGGTAAAGAAAACAAAGTAGATCTTAAACCTAAAACACAAGCAACAGCAGGTACACCTAGTACTGCAACACCTCAAGCAGGTGGTACACAAGCACAAGGTGGAGATGCACCAGCACAAGCAGGTGCCGCACCAACAGATGCACCAGCACAATCACAGCCAGCAGGAAATGCAGAAGTTAAGCCTAGCACAATCAAAAAAGGCCAAACTATGAAAGCAAATGATGGTAATGAATACAAGTGGATGGGTGCATTATGGGTAAACACTGCAACAAACAAACCAATTGGTATTATGCCTAGCATGAAAGCAGGCTTACCTAATCCTAAACTTGATCCAATCATTGCTGTAGCTAAAAAAGATCCAAAACTTGCAAAACTTATCAAACAACAAATTACAAGTAAAGGCGTTGAAGCAGGAACAGCAGGTGCGCAAAAAGCGGCACAAGCAGGTGTTAAAGGTACTGAAAAGTTAGACGCAAAGGGCGTTACTAAATAATTGGCATACCACTCTTTTTGGTGGCTTCCATATTTTCTTTAATAATATCTGAGATAATTTTCTTATCTGAAGGTTCCAGAGCAAACGCTTCCTCAAGACTTATGCTACCACGCATGTACCAACATATTCTCATTAATTCCGCACGGATTTGTTTTGTCTGGCCTTCTAAGAGTTTTACTTCTTCAAGGATCTTGTCGACCGGCCAATCGGTGATCCTTATCCGAAAAAATTTGATTGATCAAAAGTAATCGGAACTTCAAATGTTTCTGGAGCACCTGCTTTGAGTTGTTCTTCAGTGGATTTTACTTCCATCGGAGGAACGTCAAATTGTTTTTTCTGCTCATTAATATGAGTTTCTAGTGCTTTGAACAAACCTTTATCAGTGTTGTTTAGAAAGTCACTGATAAACGAAGGTTGTGTAACTTCTTCACCGTCTGGTGTTGTTATGTTAACAATGCTATTAGACACCATTCCAAATGTAATGTCTCTAATTTTATTAAAACTTTTATTAAAGTTTTCTAACTTTTCGTCTTCAGCCATTTCAGAACTATTAACAATACTAAAGATTCTCTGTTCTTCAAATGTGCTAATGCTCATTCTTGAAAAAGTTTTGTAATCTAAAGGTTTGATTTTAATTTTAAGTTCGTTCCATTCTAATTCATCAACAAAATTACTATTTGCATATCTATCTAAAATCTGTCTTAGATCGATTGTGTAATCTGCCGGCTCTTTAGTGTTTGGTGGAGTTGCTGTAACGTCCATCGACTCACCATATGTTGCTATGCGGATCGCAACAAGACAAGCATCGAGATCAAGCACAGGCATTTGCCATGCGTTTTTGATATTTGGAATACAACTTTGAATTAAGTCAACAGTTGCCGCACCGTTTAATAGTGCGTCTGGTGTTTTTAATGTTAGTTCGTCTTTAGCAGTCATAGCAAAGACAGGAAGTTCGCCATTTTCTGGCATTTCAAGAGCACCCTCAGGATACCAATGACCTTTGCTAGGCAATGCTAGGTAAATCTTAGGTTGTCTATAAAACTTCGTTAATGGGTTTGCACCCGCTGGTTTTATTTCTGGCATAATTTTCTCCGCATAAATATACAGTATATCAGTATATATGACAATTATTTATATACGCACATAATAGGAACACAACAGATATGGCAGGTCCTGTAAAAGGTACAATTGGTAACGAAGAAGTGGTATTAAATGATGCCGCAACCGAAACTACACTCCTAAAATTATTGGCCGCAGTGCAAAAAGGTGGAACTGGCGGTGGTGGCGCAGGCGGAGGCGGCTCTAAAGAAGCTCAGAAAAACCTTATGGCTATGGCTCAGCAAACTGGTAAAACCAGCAAAGAGCTTGAAGAATTTGAAGAAGTTGTAGAAGAAACAGGCAATGCCCTTACAAGAGGCTTTGGTCATGTGTTCCAAGGTATGCAAAATGTTGCCCTTGAGTTTATGGGCGGCAGTACAAGATTAAGTGAATTTAGTTCCCATATTACAGGCGTAATTAGTAATATTCCAATTATCGGTGGTGCTTTAGGTGGCACCATGCAATTACTTACAAGCGTTTTAGATAATGCTGTAGATAGTTTTAGAGAATTATCTAATGTAGGTGTTGATTTTGGTGGTGGACTAATGGAAAACAGACTGATGGCTTCACGTGCAGGAATAAGCATGGAAGCATTTAATCAGACAATAGCCGCCAATGCTCCTCAACTTGCATTACTAGGAGGCAATGCCGCAACTGGTGCTAGAATGTTTGCGAGAGTAAGTGGAGAAGTACAAAAGAATCAAGCTCAATTTAGTAGACTTGGTTTAACAATGGAAGAAACTGCTGAAATGACAGCAGATTACATGAAAATTCAAACTAGATTGGGTAGAGCACAACGTATGAGTGATGCTCAAATGGCCGCAGGTGCAAGCAATCTTGTATTAGAATTAGACAAATTATCTAAAATAACAGGTAAGCAACGAGATCAACTTGCCGCAGAGATGGAAGCAAACATGATGGACGAAAGAATGAAGTTGATCATGGGTAGCATTAGTGAAAGTGCTCAAATGAGTATCAATGGAATTACTACTATGCTTGAAGCTGAGAATCCTAAACTTGCAGAAGGATTTAAGGAAATGGTTGCTACAGGTGGTGTACCACTGAGTGCATTTGGACAAGACATGTTGCGTGTTAATCCAAGACTCGGAGAAATGATAGAAGGTTTGAAAAACAACACAGTTACGCAAGAAGAGTATATGGCTGAAGTAAGAAGGGCGGCAGAGACAGTTAACAATATGTCAGATGCAGAAAGAGCTAATATATCAACTTTGGCCGCAATGGGTGAAGAAATTGGCGGAGCATCTATTGCATTCGCAGGTATGGAAAATGCTGGACTAGGAGCGGCTGAAGCAATGGACGCACAGAAACAAGCCGCTGAAAACAGAGACAGAGAATTATTAAACTTTGAAAGTAGCATTCAAAAATTAAAGAACGCTATTATGGATACACTTATTAATACAGGTGTATTTGATGCATTTCAAAGTGCTATTAGTTCATTATTAGGAGACGGTACATCTGGAGGAGTTACAGGATTAACAAACGCAATCAAACCAATTGCAGATTGGTTCAAGAGCTTCTTCTCAGACTTAGCTGGAGCAGAAAATCCAATGGATGTTATTAAAACATATCTGTCAGACGGACTTAGTAAACTAGGTGATATGATTATGCCTATGATTACAAGTGCATTTAGCGGAATTGGAGGTGCAATACTTGGAGCTATATTTGGCGGTGGTGGAGATGATAAAAAAGCATCTCCTGGAGCCGAAGGCGGCGAAGGTGGCGAAGAAAAAACCGGAGGCATGTTCAGCGGTATTGGTGATTCACTGTTAGGCTTTGTAAAACTTATTGGTGTAGGTGGTGCAATTTATGTAGGCTTTAAAGTATTCCAAAAACTACTAGCAGGATTTGCAAGTCCGGCTGTAGCGGCAGGTACTCTAGTAATTACAGGACTACTAGTAGGTACAGGTGCCGCAATAAACTTAGCAGGTAAAGGTATTGATGCCGCAGGCGAAGGCGTCAAGAAAATGGCAGACGGCTTAGATCAAATGAGCCAAATTAAAGATGCCGCAAAACTTAAAGACATTGCAGGCGCACTTGGCGAAATGGGAACAGCAATGCTGTCACTAGGTGCAGGTAATGTGCTTGATAGTATCACAAGTTTCTTTGGTGCAAGCTCTCCATTTGAAAAAATGGTTGACGGTATTAACGAATTTACAGGAGTAGATCCTGCGGCTCTAGCAAGTATGACAAGTTCAGCAGGAGCATTAAGTGGACTTAAGAGCTTTGCAGATGAGATTGACAGTGCAAATGTTGACAAATTTGCTGATTCAATTGAAAAATTAGCAGAGTCTATGGAAGATCTTAATGATGCATACAGCGAAAGTTCAGGATTTTTTGGTAGAAATGCACCTGGCAGTCAGGAAATACTACAAGCAATTCAGTCTGGAGCGGAAAGCGGCAACGCAGGAGTAAATAGTAGTATGGGTAGATTGGTTGAATTAATGGTAGAAAATAACACATTAACCAAGAGAATATTAGAAGCTACAGGTGACGGTGTTTAATAAGGAAAGATTATGAGTTGGAAAAAATATTTTACACCAGTGCCAACAGGCGATAATGTAGGAGGAAGTTTTAGTCCTCTAGGCGGGGGTCGTGGCGGTGGCTTGAACGCAGGACCTGCAAAAAGAAACTACAGTTCGTATCTTCCTGATGTATACGTAGGATCACCTAATCGTATTGAGCGTTATGGTCATTATAACACAATGGACCTTGATTCAGAAGTAAATGCGGCGCTTGATATCCTAGCAGAATTTTGTTCACAAAAGAACACACAAAACAAAACACCTTTCTTAATTGACTTCAAAAAGAAAGCAACAAACACAGAAGTTACTGTTCTACAGCAGTATCTACAACAGTGGTGCAAACTACAAAAGTTTGAAACACGTATGTTTAAAATACTACGCAATACATTTAAGTATGGCGATCAATTTTTTATTCGTGATCCACAAACAAAAGAATTGTATCATGTAGATCCTGCAAACGTTACACGTATTATTGTAAACGAATCAGAAGGTAAAACTCCAGAACAATATGTTGTTAAAGATTTTAATTTAAATTTTAAAGATCTTGTAGCAACTACACCATTTGAAACAAATGGTAATGTTACAGGAGGAGGCGACGGATACATACAAGGCGGTGTGCGTGGAATGATCGGACAGTATCCAAAACAAAGCGGTAACCGTTTCCAAGAAGGCGAAGGCGAAGTTGCAGTTGATGCAAAAAATGTTTTACATCTTTCATTAAGTGAAGGACTAGACAATAACTATCCATTTGGCAACTCATTATTAGAAACAATATTTAAAGTATACAAACAAAAAGAATTATTAGAAGATGCGATTATTATCTATCGTGTCCAACGTGCGCCAGAGCGCAGAGTATTCTACGTTGATGTGGGCAACATGCCTTCACACCTTGCTATGCAATTTGTGGAGCGTGTAAAAACGGAAATACATCAAAGACGTATCCCATCGGCGACTGGTGGAGGCACAAATGTTATAGACAGCTCTTACAATCCACTGTCAATTAACGAAGATTACTTTTTCCCGCAAACTGCTGAAGGACGTGGTTCAAAAGTTGAAACATTACCAGGCGGTACTAACCTAGGAGAGATTGATGACCTTAGATACTTTACTAATAAGTTGGTACGCGGCTTACGTATCCCTTCTTCGTACTTGCCTACTGGAGCAGATGATAGTGCGGCACAATATAATGATGGACGTGTGGGGACAGCATATATTCAAGAACTACGTTTCAATACCTATTGTGAACGTTTGCAAAACTTACTAGCAGATGATCTTAACCAAGAATTTAAAAAGTATTTGTTGGAGAAAGGCATCAACATTGATACAGCAATGTTTGACCTAAGATTCCAACCACCACAAAACTTTGCCGCATATAGACAAAGTGAAATTGATAATGCACGTATTCCAACGTTTACACAAATGAGTGCTATACCTTATATTTCTAATCGTTTTGCAATGAAACGTTACTTAGGACTAAGTGAAGAAGAGCTTGCTGAGAACGAAAGATTGTGGCGTGAAGAAAATGATGAAAATATCAAACCACCACCAACAGATGCATCAGGCGAAATGCGTGGAGCAGGAGTTAGTGGTGCAGGTATTGATGCAGATATGGCCGGTATGGAAGACGAGACCGGCGAAGGTGAAGCGCCAGTTGACGGTGGAACAACTGACGCAGTAGATACAGCAACAGGAGGTGATGCAGGGGCGGCAGGCGCAAACACAGACGTCACTGTATAAATACAATATGATCTTACGTGAACTATTTTATTTTAACAAAGAAACATTAGAACCTGAAGAAGATAAATCCTACGATGCATCTTCAGACCAAACACCTCTTGATTTCAACGACTCACGTAAAACACGTCTTACGCTTCGTCAGATTAACAAAGCAAGATTAGCATCAGAACTACATACTGAAGAACAAGAAAAGGAACTTTTCTTTATTAGGCAGATGTACGGTATTGCGGCTAATGCGGAATCTGCCGGAGTATGATAATTGAACATAGCATTTGTAATTGGAAACGGCACTAGTCGTACAGGTATTGATCTCAAACATTTAAAAAAATTCGGCAGAATTTATGCCTGTAATGCAGTTTACAGAGAATTCCATCCAGACTATCTTGTAGCAGTAGACACTAAAATGGTCAACGAAATAGCAAAAAACGGCTATCATCGTATTGGAGAAGTATGGACAAACTATAATAAACAATACGAAAAGTACAACGGATTAAATTATTTTGAACCTAGCAAAGGTTGGAGTAGTGGGCCAACTGCTTTGCATTTAGCTAGTGAACACAGAAATAACACAATTTACATACTAGGATTTGACTATAGAGGTATAGGTGCTGATAATAAACGTGTCAATAATATTTTTAGTGGCACACCAAATTACAAAAGAGAAAACGATAATGCAACTTATTTTGGCAATTGGTTGCGTCAAACAACTAATGTTATCCAGAAAAATCCAGAAAAAAGATATATAAGAGTAGTAGGGGACAAAAAGGGATTTGTACCAGAGCCTTTAGAAAAATTTGGTAATTTATCCCATATATCTAAGGGAGATTTTCTAAAATCTTTCAATTTAGCCCTCACATAGCCAAAAACTACCAGTTTTTGGTGTATTTTCCAGTATAATATTACATTATTACTAAATAATAATGACAGCCTTACCATAGGTATAACAATTTATTTTACAAGGAGTATAAAATGGCAGATCAAAACAAGTTCGAGGATATGCTCGAAAAACTTGTCAACGAAGATCGTGCTGGTGCAGAAGAATTGTTCCACGAGATTGTAGTTGAAAAATCAAGAGAAATTTATGAAAACCTACTAGAAAATGATCTAGAGGAAGAGTCTAAGGACGAAGAAACAACTGAAGCAAAAGATGAAGAAGTTGATGAAGCATCTAAAGACGAAGAAACAACTGAAGCAACTGACGAAGAAGTTGATGAGTCATCTAAAGACGAAGAAGTAGATGAAGCAAAAGACGAGGAAGTTGACGAAGCATCAAAAGATGAAGAAGCAAAAGAAGGTTTTGACCTAGACGAGTTTGAAGTAGAACCTGTAGAAGCAGACAAAGGTGATGATTTCATCGATGACGTAATGGACGGCGGCGACGAAGAAGGCGGCGACGACATGGGCGGTGATGACGAAGCACCAGCAGATGCAGAAGAAATGGAAGACCGTTTAGTTGATCTAGAACAAGAACTAGACAAGTTACGTTCTGAGTTTGAAGCAGAAATGGGTGACGGCGACGATAAAGGCGACGACATGGACATGGACGCTGGCGACGAAGAAGGTGAAGACGATGCAGAAGAAGAAAGCATCGACACACTTGGCATGGAAGCAACTGACGAAGAAGCAACAGAAGCAACAGACGAAGAAGTTGATGAAACAACTGATGAAGAAGTTGACGAAAGCAAAAAGTCAGAAGCAGAACAAATGCGCGAATATGTTGAAAAAGTAACTGCAACAATGGGCGACAACGGTGCAAACACTAAGTCACCAGTAGCAGGTAAAAACGACATGGGCGGTGATGCAAGCAACCTAGTAAAAGGTGGCGAAGCAGACTCAAAAGGTACAGCAGGTGGCTTAGCAGGTAATTCTCCAAAAGAGGAAAACATGGGCAACATTAATGTACCAGGTGGTAAAGCCGCAAAGAGCATGAAGAATATGCCAAAAGGCCATGGCGCTGAGAAAAAAGGCGCAGGCGAAACTGCTGACAATAAAAAGTCAACAATTGGCTCTTAATTGTTAGTGAATTAGGAAGTAGTGATGAATCTACTAAGTGAGAACTTGACATTTGACCAAGCTAAAATGGTCGTTGAATCTACCGATAACGCTACCGGTGGTAAAGATTTACACCTTAAAGGTATCTTTATCCAAGGCGGAGTACGCAATGCAAACCAGCGTGTATATCCTGTAGAAGAAATTGGTAGGGCTGTCAAAACTCTCAATGATCAAATCAGTACTGGCTACTCAGTTCTTGGCGAAGTTGATCATCCTGAAGGCCTAAATATTAACCTAGACCGTGTTTCACACATGATTACAAATATGTGGATGGAAGACGCAAATGGTTATGGGAAACTAAAAATTTTACCAACCCCGATGGGACAATTAGTAAAAACAATGCTTGAAAGCGGAGTTAAACTAGGCGTCTCATCCAGAGGGTCAGGTGAAGTCACAGAGTCCGGCGATGTATCGGGCTTTGAAATTATTACGGTAGACGTTGTAGCGCAACCAAGTGCGCCAGGCGCCTACCCTACACCAATTTACGAACATTTGATGAATGCTCGTGGTGGCTACAAGGCATACGAACTAGCACAGGCAACAAGACACGATGATAAGGCACAAAAGTATCTAAAAGAGTCGTTGATTAATATAATCAACAAACTCCAGTAAATTAGGAGAACGTTATGATAGATGCACTGAAAACACTCTTTGAAAACGATGTAGTTTCTGAAGAAGTGCGTCAACAAATTGAAGAGGCTTGGGAAGCAAAAGTTCGCGAAAACAAAATGCAGGCAACTGCTGAGTTACGTGAAGAGTTCGCTAAGAAGTACGAGCATGATAAGTCAACTATGGTTGAAGCTATCGATAAAATGCTTGACGAAAAACTTGGCGAAGAAATTGCTGAATTCGCAGAAGATCGTAAGTCACTGGCTGAGGCTAGAGCAAAGTATGCAGTAGCAATGCGTGAAAACGCAGACCTAATGAAATCATTTGTTTTTGAAACACTTGGCAAAGAGATTAAAGAGCTTCACGAAGATCAAAAAGCAATGTCTGAAAACTTCGGAAAGCTAGAAGAATTTGTTGTTGAAGCACTGACGAAAGAAATCGCAGAGTTTTACGAAGACAAAAAAGATTTGGCAGAAACTAAAGTACGTTTAGTGCGTGAAGCTAAGTCACACCTTGCTAAAGTTAAGAAAAACTTTATCGAGAAGAGTGCAAAATTAGTATCGGAATCTGTTAGCAAGAATCTTAATAAAGAGATTACTGCACTTAAAGACGATATTGAGACTGCACGTCAAAACGACTTCGGTCGCAAGCTGTTTGAAAGTTTTGCATCTGAGTACGCTAACAGCTACTTAAATGAGAAATCAGAAACAGCGAAACTTCTAAAAGTTGTTGATCTAAAAGATAAACAAGTAAAAGAAGCTCAAGACGCCGTAGAGGCTGTTAAAGCTGAGGTAACTGCAAAAGATGCAGAAATCAAAAGCATTAACGAAGCGGCTGAAAGACAAACTAAATTGAACTCATTGATTGAGCCATTAAGCAAAGATCAGAGAGAGATTATGACAGACTTACTGGAATCAGTTCAAACTGCTAAGTTAGACAAGGCGTTTGATAAGTATCTTCCGGCAGTAATTGACGGTAAGGGTCCAGCAAAGCAGAAGGCAACACTAACAGAGGCAAAAGAAATAACAGGCAATAGAACACAAACTAACGTTAGTAGCAAAGCAGACGAAAATGTAGTTGACATTCGTCGTCTTGCTGGATTGAATTAAGGAGATAATTATGTCAGAACTACTAGAAAGTCGCTGGCAGGAAACCAAAGGCGCACTTCTTGAAGGCCTAAATGGCAACAAGAAAGCTGTTATGTCTGCAACGCTTGAGAACACTCGCAAGCATTTGATGGAGACAGCTACAGCTGGTGCAACTTCTGCCGGTAATGTCGCAACACTTAATCGTGTTATCCTACCCGTTATCAGACGTGTAATGCCAACAGTTATTGCAAATGAACTAGTTGGTGTACAGCCTATGACAGGTCCAGTGGGTCAAATCCACACATTGAGAGTACGCTACTCAGACACAGCAGGCACAGGCGCAAGCGGTGCTGTAGCTGGTGAGGAAGCACTTTCACCATTTAAAATTGCGCAAGCATATTCAGGTGATACAACAAATGCAACAGCAGATGCTACTGCATCACTTGAAGGTTCAGCTGGTAATCAACTAAGCATCCAAATCTTAAAGCAAACTGTTGAAGCTAAATCAAGAAAGCTATCAGCACGTTGGACTTTTGAGGCGGCACAAGATGCTCAGTCACAGCATGGAATTGATGTTGAAGCTGAAATTATGGCGGCTTTAGCGCAAGAAATTACTGCTGAAATTGACCAAGAGATCCTAGCATCTCTACGTACACTTTCAGGTACAGCAGTTGAAACATACGACCAAGCGGCGGTATCAGGTACTGCAACTTTCGTTGGTGACGAACATGCGGCTTTAGCTGTTCAAATCAACAGAGCGGCTAACTTGATTGCTCAGCGTACACGTCGTGGTGCAGGTAACTATGCAGTTGTTAGCCCATTTGCGTTAACAATTCTACAATCTGCAACAACTTCAGCGTTCGCAAGAACAACTGAAGGTGCATTTGAAGCACCAACAAACACTAAGTTTGTAGGTACTCTAAACAATGCAATGCGTGTATATGTTGACACATACGCAGGTGACGGTACAGCAGTACTAGTTGGTTACAAAGGTTCAAGCGAATCAGATGCACCAGCATTCTACTGCCCATACATTCCACTAATGTCAAGTGGTGTTGTAATGGATCCATCAACATTCGAACCAGTTGTGAGCTTCATGACTAGATACGGATACGTGGAACTAAGCAATACAGCTTCGTCATTAGGTAATGCGGCTGATTACCTAGCAAACGTTGCGATTACAAACGGTAACGTAAGCTTCAGCTAATATTTTTTAGCAAAATTTAAAATAGGCCCTACGGGGCCTATTTTTTTGACTAAATTTTCTTCTTGACTTTCTCTCTCAAATAATATATAAATAGACTCAATTTATGAAACACAAACATTTAATAATACGAGCGGAAGTTAGTAACCCACCTAGGTACGAGCAAAATATTATTGATTGGACAAAACATTTAATCCAAGACATTGGCATGAAGATTTTGCTAGGTCCATATGCAACGTACTGTGATAAAGAAGGTAACAAAGGCTATACTTGTGCAACAATTATAGAAACTTCCCACGTTGTTGTACACACATGGGACGAAGTTAGTCCTAAACTTGTACAACTAGATGTTTATACGTGCAGTGAATTGGATATCAGAACAGTGTTTGACGCACTAGATAAATGGGATCCAATTAAAATAGATTACAAATATCTTGATAGAGAAACTAATCTTACAGAAGTATTAGATACTAAATAGATATACGTTCAGCCCAAGGGCCGGAAGTAGCATAATGCGAAGGAACGCACTCAACTGTAAAAAGGAGAGTGATATGAACTACAAAGACTTTGAATTAGCTCGCAAGAAACGCAAAACTGAAGAAGCACATAAAGCGATCAAGCGTAAGCAAATGGTTAGATCATCTAGACCAAGAGCTAAAGAAAACTACTTTGCTAAAAATAATCCACAATTACAAGGAATATAAACATTTTGGTAAAAAAGTGGTTGACTTTTGCGCTAAAGTTTGCTATATTACTAACATATGCTACAAAGACTTAGCTAGTCGATGTATATAGTGCAAGGAAGAGGCGTTTACCAGAGCGTCGAACTTGGCTGTAAAGGGGTGGTACCCAGGCATGGTAGTAGAAATACGCTGTGTCACATCGCTCTACCGAGCGGCTACAGGCTCCCTGGTTTCAGAATGGTATCTGCGGCGAGGGGTTGGAGGTATAACCGAATCCTCCCTATTTTGCATATTTTATAAAGGTTTACCGGGAGACTGGTAAGCCTTTTTTCTTGACATTTTTATATTTGTTGTATATAATATGTTATATGAAAAAAATATTAATGTTAGTCACAGCTCTGGCTGTGTTTTTTTGTGGCCGGGCTGTCGCAGAGCCCTTAGAGATTACTATATACTTGCCACGTACAGCAAGCGATTTAAATTCAACAACATACAGTTATGATTACATTCCGTTAGATGCTCCTATAGCAAATACTAAAGGTGTTGATATGGTACAAAACGGACCCGCAGGACAAAGCAGTAGTTTGTTTATTCGAGGCACAGAAAGTGATCATAGTTTAATTACATTAAACGGAATTCCTATAAAGGACAACAGCACTCCGAGTGGTGCAGATGATCTAAGTCAACACAGTTTGCTAGGAATGAATAATATTGTAGTCATAAAGGGCCCTGTGAGCAACGTATACGGGCCTAATGCGGCAGGTGGTGTAGTTGATATGCAAACTACAACAATAGGCGATAATTATGTAGATTTTACAATAGGATCAAACAATTATGTAAGCAAAGAAATTAGTATTGTTGATAAAAAGTTTGATGATAATCACAACTTTAAACTTGTACTAAATCAAACTACAACAGACGGTATAAGTGTTTATGCTGATGGTACAGAAGACGATCCGTTAGAAACAAACAGTTACAATTTTAATTGGGATTATTATAGTAACAAGTATGTCCTAACTTTTAATAAAATTTATGATCGCAATGAAAGTAATTTAGATAGCAGTAGTGCAGATGTTTTAAACTACACAGGTGATTGGATATGGAACAACAATCAAATCATTTGGCAAGCAGAAGATACAAAAGTTGTGTTAAACAATAGCACACACGACAGAACTTACAATAAAAATAACGTAGTAGACGAATACAATAGTGAAAATAATTCTTATTTTGTGGAACATAAATTTAACAAAGAAAATTATGATTATATTATAGGTTGGGATTATACAGAATCTAGTGCAGACTTTGCTACAAACATTAACAATTATCAAAGCAGTGTAAATGAAAATAGATATACAACTGGTGCTTTTTTCGAATTAGATAAAATGTATTCAAATGGAATAATAAGTTTTAGTAGTAGACTAGATAGTATTAGTGATTTTGACAATCAAGTTAGTTCAAGAATAGGCGGAAGTTATAATAACTTTAGAGCAAGTTATTCACAAGGATACAGATTACCTACACTATATGAAATGTATGGTATAGACAGCTATGGATACAACGGAAATCCTAACTTAGAAACAGAAGATTTAGATAGTTATGAAATAGGTTATAGAAACAACGGTTTTGATATTGCACTATTTTATATAGAAGAATCTAATCCTATTACATATCAAAGCAGTACATATGTTAATGTAGCAGAAGGTGGAGACAGCAAAGGTGTTGAAGTTAGTTATAATAAAGATTATAAAGGGTACTTTTTTAATACTAGCACAACTTATACAGAAGCAAAACTAGCAAATGGCAATGATAAGTTACGCAGACCAAATTGGATCAATAATACAAGTATTTCAAAAGACATATTTAAAATTAACATGAATTACCATGGAAGTCATAAAGATATTGACGGAACAACCTATGCAACTGTTGATAAACCTAGTGTTACTACATTTGATTTTGAAGTAAATAAAACTATAGAAAATAAAATGTTATACTTTGGTTTATACAATATTACTGATGTTGATTATGAACGTCCAGATGGCTACAATCAAGATGGTATCAATTTCAAAGCAGGTATAAAAATAATAATGTAATGAACAAATTGCTTTGGTTTCTGTTTTTTGTTTTAATTTTAGCTCTAAGTAGAATAATACCACATCCACCTAATTTTACACCTATACTTGCTGTAGCAATTTTTGCTCCACTAGTTATTACTAATATTTGGGCTGTAATACTAGGAGTATTGTGTGCTATGATTATTGCTGATTTCTATTACGGATTGCATAGTTATATGATATGGACATATAGCACTATTGCAATTAGCACATTAATGGCAACTAGAATAAAATTATTGCCAATGATGTTTATAAGTCCTATCCTATTTTTTGTAATTACAAATTTTGCCGTTTGGACATCAGGATATTACGGATATACATTAGTTGGGTTGATTGCATGTTATACAGCCGCTATACCATTCTTCAGCATGACACTATTAAGCACAATTTTCTATACATCTTGTTTTTATTTGCTATACAAAGCAACACATTCACTAAAAACACCTACTAGTTCTTTTTGATAAATACTTGTGTCAGATAGCGAGCCGCGAGGCGGACTTATGCTGTACCCACAGCGTAGCTCATAGAACGGGCATTGGACTACTTATATAGGAGAAAAAAATGGGAAGACCACTAAACAAAAGATATTTTGGAACACCTACAGCAGGTGGCCAAGAAATTAAAGTAAACTTTCACAATGGAACAGCAGTAAAAGAAGGTTACATTGTAAAGCAAAAAGGCTCAAAAAAATTCGTATGTGAAGAAATTGGAACAGCAGGTGAATTTACTTGCACACTAAAAACTGGTATTTTACCAGCGGCTTTGAGTGCAGGCGAAATGACAATTTCTGTAAAAGGCGATGATTCAGAAACTTACGGTGTAAGCAAAATTACAGGACGTAAAGCAACTGTAGTAGCACCAAGTGCAACTGGGTCAAACGCACTAGACGGAACATCAATTGCTTGGAACTATTCAACTGCAACTAATGACAGCGCAGTACAAATAGAAGAAGCTGGTGATGATAACACATTATCAGGTACAGACGACGACGACTTTACAGATGATGCATAAAGCATTATTAGGGAGGGTTTACGCCCTCCCTAATTTATAGGAATTAATAAATGGCAAGTGTAGTAAGTGTACCAAACGATAATTATATAATTAAAGTCCAACCTGGCGGAACTATTACTTTGGATACTGGTTCTGGAGCAGGCGAAGTTATTTTTACAGGTAATTATACTGTTGCAGGAACACAAACAAACATCAATTCAGAAGAATTAAATATTGCTGACAATATTATAACTGTCAACTCTGGTGAAACTGGAGCAGGCGTTACACTTACTGAGTCTGGTATTAGAATTGATAGAGGTTCAAAAGTTGATGCTACTATGGTTTTCAACGAAAGTATTTCTTTTACAGATCCAGTTACAGATACACTTGTTCAAGGTGTATTTCAGTTTAAAACAACATCAAATAGTATTATGGGAATTCAAACAAATTCTATCAATACTAATGGTGGGGACTTAAATTTAATCAATGCAGGAACAGGTGTCATAAGTGTAACAGGTACAAATGATTATGAAGACAACCTTACAGACGATGACCATATTCCTAACAAGAAATATGTTGACGATGAAATTGTAACTGCATTGACTAGTACATTCCAAAGACGTATTGAAGAAGGTTCAACAAATAAATCTTTTGTTGAAGTGAGAGATGAAGAAGTTTCAGGATCACAGAGTGTAATTAATTTTACATTAGATGCAATAAATGTTGGACAAATTTTTGCTGATAGATTTGAATATGGTGATCTTAGAATACAAGATAACATGATTGAAACTACAACATCTGATAGTCCTTTGATACTTTCTTCTCCAGGTACAGCAGGTATTGAAGTAAGAGACAACATGACACTAACAATTACAACTGACCCTAGTAGTCCAGCAGATGGTATAAAACTATATGCTAAGGCTCCAGCTACTGGCGGTACAGGATTGTTTTTCAAGACATCAACAGGAGTCGACAACGAAATAATAAGTAGAAAGAATGCTCTTTTATTGAGCATGTTATTCTAAGAAGGAAAAGAAATGGCAATTGAAAGTACAGCAATTAGTAGCACAGACACAGATTTGCTCGTAGTGCCGGCAGGTAAATCATACGCTGTGCTTACTATCATGATTTGTAATACAGAGGCACCTAATCCTGTTCATCCGGAACACGGACAAACAAACTTTGATTTACACTTTGTAAAAAGTGGAGCGGCTAAAGCAAACGTGAATATGGTTGTTCGCTCACTTATTTTACCAGCAGGTGAAACATTTACATTTGACAGTGAAAAGATTGTTTTAGAAACAGGAGATAAGATTGTAGCACTAGGTGAATCACCAACAAACTTAGTAGCAACAGTAAGTTATTTGGAAGTATAATATGAGACTTATAAAAGCACAATCTACTAACATCAGAAATATTAAAGGCAGAGGCGTCAAATACGATATCTATGATACTGTGCAATTAGATAGCGAAGTAGGTGCGATTATGCCAACTGGTAGAACAATAGATAGAAGTGACTTTCCTATTAACGGTACATTGCGTTACAACACAGATACAGAAGCATTTGAAGGATATGCTAATGGCACTTGGAAAGAAATAAGACGTAAAGAAGGTACAAATATAGTACAACAAAATTTAGGAAACGGCGATGCAAATGAAGTATTTTTTGGCCCATTAGATAGTGGTGATATAGAAACTCCTATTCCTATTTCGGCACAAAATATCCTAGTTTTTGTTGAAAACGTATTTCAAATAGCAACAACTAATTATATATTGGCACAAAATCCAGCAGGCAAAGTACAAGGCTGGTATTTACAGTTTAGTTCAGCACCGGATTTAGGCAAGCCGGTAACAGTGTTGCACAATTTTGATAAATAAATGTAAGCAGGAGTTATAGATGGCATCACTAAAATCATTACTAGGATCAAAGAACTTTACAGCAGATGAAGTCAACTTAGAACAGGGCAGAATTTGGTCATATAACAATGGTACCATGTACTCAAGATTATGTAACGGATTTTGCTGGAGAGCTCCAGGCGGCGGCGAAGCAACTATTGAAATGTGGGGCGCAGGTGGTTCTGGTGCTAGAATGTGTTGTTGCGGTGGAGGTATTCCAGGCAACGCGGCAGGTTATTCAAGACGTACAATAAGCGTAGCGTCTGATTGCAGAATTTGCGGATCGACAGGTAAATCCTGTGGTAATGCAAGTTCTTTATGTTTCAGAGGCTGTGGTGAAAGCTCAGGACTATGTTGGTTCTCAACTTCAGGCAACGGTTGTATGTGTGCCCAAGGTGGACGCGGCGGTATTTCAATGTGTTCAACTTCTCCAAGTTTATATTGCTGTTATCGTGCTCAAGGTTATTGTACAACAAACAGAGGTCCAAACTGTGGACTTGTTTGTAATCAATGTTCAGGCGCATGGAGAGCATGTGGCTACGGCGGTGACGTAAACTGTTGCGGTTGTATTTCTTGTGCAAGTTTCCTAGGATGTTATCCACAATGTACATGTATGCACTACTATCACGTAGCACTTCCTGCAAACATTATTGCACAGTGCGGAACTATTGTTACATACGCAACAGAGTCAGACAATCCATACTCACGTTGGTCAGGTATGGGACAACACCAGTACATTAACGCACTAAACGCGGCAAGTAGAAATCCATCAATTGGTGTTTATCACGGTAGTTGTTGGATGGGTAACAGAGCATGTCAGTGTTACGAGATGCTAGGTTGTCAACACCAAGTTCCATACGGATCAGGCGGTCCTGCGGCAAATCCATGTCCAGGTGTTAGAGATCACGGATGGCGCGGCGGCCAAGGTGCTGTTAGAATCAAATACATCGAAAGTTAATACTTAATCTACCGATAAATACTGTGTCGAAAGAGGAAATCGCATGGCACAAGTAGGTCGTATATCTGGTCCGTTACTATTTTCAAATCTAGAACGTAATGGAAAAAACATTGATTTTAGAAATCAAACAGCATCTGTACCGACTCTAAAATTAGATGTAAACAACAATTACATAGGTATTAATAAAACTGCACCAGCCTTTGCATTAGACATAGGTGGATCTGCTTCTCTTAATTTTGACAATATTATTTTAACTTCTTCAACTCCTGGAAACTTTAGTATATCTAATGATGATATAACAGTATTCAGTGGAGATATAAATTTAGTCAATCCAGTAGTTCAATCAGAAAACAGAACACTACAAACAAGAATTACAGGTACAAAGATAGATACATATGTTTCCAATGCATCTCTAACACTAGATGCAAACGGTACAGGGGCAATAGAATTTTTAACTAACACTAATGTAGACGGAACATTACATACTACAGGTGATATAAGTTTAGAAGGAAATGTAATTTTAGGTGATAGTGCCGCAGTAGATAAAGTATCCTTTAATGCAGATGTAGATAGCAGTATTATTCCTGATTTACATAATACACATGATTTTGGTAGGACTAATGATAGATTTGATAATTTGTATGCTCATACATTATATAATTCTCAAGTCATTACAAACGCACTAACTGTCAATAATATAGATGTTACAAAAATTGTAGGAAACATTTTTTGGGTATCTCCTAACGGTGACAATAACAACAAAGGCGACCATCCACAAAGTCCTTGGAAAACTTTAAGTTACGCATTACAAGCGGCAGATAGTAGTATTGGCGGTCCTGTCACTATACACATAGAAGCAGGCGAATATCAAGAAACATTTCCAATGACAGTACCAGAACAGGTATCTGTTTACGGCGAAGATATGCGTAATGTTATTATTAGTCCAACAACAGGAACGGAAAGTGAAAATGCGTTTTTACTTAATGATTCAAGCACAATACAGAATATTACAATAAAAAATTTCTATTATGATAGTGTCAATGACAAAGGATATGCATTTGCTTTTGCTCCTAATGCAAGTATTAGTTCTAGAAGTCCATATGTTTTTAATACAACTGTAATAACAAAAGGACAAATTACTACTTCTAGTGATCCTAGAGGATATGATAGTTTAGATGCAGGTAGAGCTGTCAAGTGTGATGGAGCGGTAGTTGACACAAACAGTCCGCAAGCAAGTATGTTGTTTTATGGACTTACATGTATTACACCGGGAGTAACATCTGTAATTGCTACAAATGGCGTAAGAATGGAATGGTTAAACAGTTTTGTTTATTTTGCTAAAGAAGGTATAAGAGTAGAAAACGGAAGTACAGGTAGAATAGGTCCTGATGGTAGCACAGTAGATTACGGAGGAGAACTTCGTTGTATTAACAGTGCAAACATTTATGGTGAAAAAGGAATTATTGCAGACGGATCGGATGCACTTGTTTATATTATAGAACATACATTCAGTTATGCAGGCACAGGCAAACGTTCTGACAATGACACTAGTTTTGTTACTGAAAAATTTGAGACTACAGAATTAAACAACGGTAAAATACTTGGCACACACATTGACAAAGACGGTGGATTTAATGTAGGTGATGTGCTATACGTTAACCAAGAAACAGGCGATGTTGAATTCAAAAGTGTAGACTTTGATTTTTCAGATATTGCCGCATTAACAATTAATACAGACGGCAGTGTGGTTACTATTGACGGAGAAAAAGTACAGACTGATCTAATACGTTTTAGAAACAATGTTGTTGAGTCAACAGCAGGCCCGTTAAATTTTGCCGCGGCTCCATTAGGGTCTATAAACATTCCTGAAAATGTAACTATCAGTGCAGACTTAGATGTATCAGGAAACTTAACAATAGGCGGAGCATTAGTACGTTTAGGTGATGCAGATACGGACAGCATTGATTTTAATGCTGAAGTAAACAATAATATTATACCAAATTTACACAATACATATAACTTAGGTAGCACTTCTAAATATTGGGGATGGCTATACAGTTCAATATTACAAACTGATAATATTGTATTAGAAGGAAGCAGAATAAGAACTACAGATAGTGACAGTGACTTAGAACTAACTGCTAGTGGCACAGGCAATGTTGCATTTGGAAAATTTAATCCAGGACAAACATTTACTGTAAGCGGAACTTCTACATTTAATAATGATATTAACACTTTGACTACAATGGCAGTTACTGGCGATATAGATATAAACGGTAATGCTAGGTTTTTTAGCACTGGAACAGATAATTTAAATGCAAATAGTAACGTTAGTTTAGGTGACGTTCACTTCATAGGTAATAGAATAACAACTTTAGATACAAATAGTGATTTAGAATTTAGACCACACGGAACAGGTTTATTTAGAATCGTTGGTGATTTAGAAATTACTAATAGACTTTTAGCACCGGGTGCAAATTACACATTGACTGATGTTACTATGGAAGAAACAAGTGCAGGACACTTAGTTGTACTGCGTGATCTTACAATCCAAGGCATGAGCATCAACGAAAGTGTTAATATTACAGGTAACGTAATTGAATCAAATGTTACAAATGCAGATTTAGAATTAAGAGCTACTGGTACAGGAAAAGTTATATTCCAAGAAAATTTACAAGTGGATAATGATGCTATTGTAAATGGTAATATGGATTTGAATACTGTTAATGTAAACAACTTTGTTGGCGGCACTATTATTACAACAGATCTTAATGTGCCAAGTTTCAACACGCAAGATTTGGAATTTACAGGCAACTTTATTACAACAACAACTACAAATGCAGATTTAGAATTAGGGGTAGACAATCCTAATCCACCAATTATTTCAAAAGTAACAGGATCCTCAAATTTTGTTCGTGGTGAAGAAATAAACCCAAGAGGTATTACATTCAATAACGACGGAACAAAAATGTTCATAATAGGCACTACTGGAGATGATGTAAATGAATATACACTATCGACAGGTTTTGACTTGTCATCTACAGTTACCTTTGTAGATAGTTACAGTGTTAGTTCAAAAGAAGCCAATCCAACGGCAGTAAAGTTTAACACCGATGGCACAAAAATGTTTATTACTGGGGTGGCAAGTAATAATGTTCATGAATATGCACTAACAACTGGCTTTGATGTTTCAACTGCAAGTTTCACTCAAACACTTGTTACTTCAACTCGTGACAATGATAATTTTGGACTTGATTTTAGTAATGATGGAACTAAAATGTACATCACAGGAAATCAAAATGACAAGATTTATCAATACGATTTATCCAGCGCATTTGACATTTCCACAGCAACATTTAATCAGGATTTATATTTAGGTACGTATGACATAGAACCATTTGGTATAGAATTCAGTCCAAATGGTAAGAGATTGTTTATAGTAGGCACACGCGGCAATGGTGTAGATGAATTTAGATTGACCACAGGATTTGATATTTCAACAGCAACACACGAAGGATTTTATTTTATAGGCGGAAATCCTTCAGGTATACACATTTCACCTGACGGATTAAAATTTTTTATTGTTGGTAATGCTCTTGACACAGTACAAGAATATACAACTGATTCACCTTACAGAATTGTTGAAGGTACAACAGGAGTTGTGCGTTTTAACACACAAAGTGAATTTCAGCAAAATCTTACAACAAATGGTGATACTACTTTTGTAGACGTAACAGCAGATACATTTACAGCAGACAATCTCACAGTAAACAAAAATATTTCTATGC